GCCACTTCGGCCAGTGCGCGCTCTACCAGGGCGTCCATTTGTGTGTAGCTCCCTTCGGTTCTTTCGTGGGTGGTCGGCCTGGTTGCCTACTGGTTGGACCGCAGGAACCGGCAGGTCAGGACGCACTCGTTGTTCGAGCCGTAGTAGCGCGGCAACGTGTGCACGATCAGAATGTCGGTGCCTGCGATGACGGCACTGTCATCGCTGTGCTTGGCCCAGGCTCCGAGGCCAGCCGCCTTCCCGGCCGGACGCGGCGCCGTGTCGTCCCAGCCGATGATGTCATCGGGGGCGTACGTCGCGTCGGGCTTGACCAGTGTCAGGTGCACGACGCCCGTGTGGTACGTGCGCACGTAGTCCTGGTCCGCGATGGGCAGGTTGACGATCTCGTTCGGACCCAGCGCCGGGTTGAACTGCGAGCCGGGGTTCAAGTCCGGCGTCATGATCTGACGCAGCGCGATGGAGAGCGCCTGTGACCGAATGCCGTCACCGGCTGCGACCACGGCGTCACCGGCGACGACCGGCTGGACGCACTCGATGCCCGCCACGACGTGTGGGCGGACGCAGGAACCGGGAATGATGACGCCGTTGGCGCGCTTGTAGGACCACACCTCGCCGGGGGAGGCGACATCGACGTTGGGCAGTGCGCCGGTTCCGAGTAGCGGGTATGCGCCTTGCTGGGTCAGTACGCCAGGACTCATGGTGAAATCAGGCTCCTCTCAGGGGTCTCAGTTGCTTACGACTTGGCTCCGGCCGCCGCCTGGCGCTTCGAGCCGAAGCTCCGCGCCAACTGGCGAACTGAAGTTGAGCCGTCCTGTGCGGGCGCACCGCCAGCGGGGGTCGCGACGCCCGAGCGCATGAACGAGGCGACTTCCTCGTCCTTGAACCCGGTGGACTCACTGCCGTTGCCGTTGTTGTCGCCGCCGCCGCCCGGAGGCGGGGTGGCGCCGCCCTCGGCGGGGGCGTCACGCTTGACCTTGGCCCACTCCTCGCGCTCGGCCAGCTCGGAGTCCCACTGTGCGTCGTCGCACGTGGAGGCCAGCTCCGTCAGGCGAGCCTTGCTGGTCTCGCCCAGCTTGGCCAGGAAGCCGGGGCCGAGCGCCGTGAGGCGCTTGCTCGCCAGCTCAGTCTTGTCCTTCTCGGTCTTGAGCTGCGCGGTCTCCTGCTTGGCAGTGTCGCGCTCGGTCTCGGCCGCCTTCTGCGCGGCCTCGGCCTGCTCAGCCTTGGTGGTCAGATCGCGCTTCTCCGTCTGGAGCGTTTCGACCTGGGCCTTGGCCTCGTTACGCTCGCGGCGCAGCTCGGCCAGTTCCGTGTCTTCGATCTGAACCAGTGTCATTGCGCTTGTGCTCCTCTGAGTCGGTCGATACGAACTGTCCACATGTGCCCGGTCGTGGTATTCCGCGATCTCGTTTTGGAAGTGGTCCAAGTACGCCTCTGTGTAGGCGCCCACTCCGCCACGACTCCCGAAGATCAACCCGGTGCCGGTGAAGCAAACATCACCTAATATACGCCGACCTGAGTTTGCCCGTAAATGGTCGCACCAAGATGCCTGCTCGGAACCGTTCGGCAGCTTGAGGTATTGCTGGCTGCACTCCGAGCACGTGTACCACGGCGCGTAGCACTCCATGGACTGCATCATCTGGCCACGCTCGATGTTCGCCGCCGCCTCTTCCCAGATGTCAGGGAAGCGATGACGCCAGATGGCCAAGATGGTGTCGATGCGCGCGGCACCGGCAGTCTCGTTGATGAGCTTGCAGTCCGCGATGGTGCCAACGGCAGTACGCGGGTCGTGCATGACGGTGACCGGCATGAGCATCGGAGTCAGCGCCTTCAGCGCCAGCTCGTCGCTCAGCCACATCGCGTTGTTGAGGTTGGCGCGGCCAGCCTCAACGTAGCGCCCCTGGAACCACCCGATGTTCTCGTTGGGCGCCTTGTTCTTGACGGCCGACGCGAACGCAAACTCCTCGATCTGCCCGTCCGTGGGGTTGGCCACGGTGAGCGGGGTCGTCAGGTAGACCTTATCGCCGCGCTCGAAGACGTGCGGCCGACCGAGGAGTGTCGCTTCCACCCCTCATAATGTACGCCGGAACTGGAGTCGGCGCCTAGCTAACCGAGTCCGGCAGCTTCAGGCCCTTCTTCTTGGCCTGCTTCTTCATGTGGGCGTGGACCGTCGCCTTCGGGTGGCTGCTGTTGCCAGCCAGGGTGGCAGCGTTGTTCATGTCCTCCTGGTCCATGATCGGGAAGCTGCCGTCCGGCAGGGCGTCGCCACGCTTGGCGGCGTCACGGCGCTGCTGGGCGTTGTACTTCGCCGCGTTCTCCTCCTGCGCCCACTTGGAGGCATGCTCCGTGGCCCACGTCTGGAGCTGGCGGGCGTCCTCGTCGCGGCGGGCCGCGAACTCCTCAAGGTCACGCTTGGTGTCGCGGTCGCGCATGTGTCGGCGTAGCATGTCACTCCTCCGGTTCTGGGGTGGGTGCAGGGTCAGGTTCAGGCTTTGGGTCCGGCGCGGGGGCAGGCTCCGGTGCGGGCGGCGTCGGCACGGTCCGGCTCCTGGCGATCTCCTCGATGAGGCGCGCGGTGTTCGCGTTGCCGCTCTCCACCAGCAGCTTGACCACCTCGGCTATGGCGGCCTCGCCCAGGTTGCCGCCGCTGCCGCCCGAGTTGTCCATGCCGCAGTTCTGACACACCGGGCCGTTGTTCTGGCTCAACGACGTGCCGCAGTTGACACATGTCATACCGAAGCCACCGAACGAAGCGTCGCTGTTGCGCCGACGACGGCGGGCCTCCTCGTCGCCCTCCACTAGCGGCTCGGTGATGAAGCCCCAGCGCAGTGCGTACTCGCTGGCCTTCCTGAGATCGAACTGCGGCTCGCTGAAGCGTATGGCCCTGGCGATCATCGCCTCGTCACCGATGCGCCTGCCGACGATCATGCGCAGGCCCTCCTCCAGCTTGACACAGGCGTACTCGTCACAGCGGACGTACGGGTTGACCGGCACGATGACCGAGGGGCCAGAGCGGAGCGTCTGGTTGAAGTCGATGGCGTCCTTCTCGGCCTGTGTCACGTAGGCGTTGAAGTCGGCGCGGTCGGCGTACTCCTCCAGCACCGCGCCCGTGGTCTCTCCGATGTAGTGCACCTCGCCGTCCTCCACCATGGCCGTGACGGTCTCGCCAGCGTTGCGCTGGAGAACCCGGCGTGGGCGTGCGCTGATCGGTTGCGGCAGGTCTTGAGTTCGTCCGTTGTTGGGACTCGCCCCCGGAGGACGGCCGGAGTTGTTGTCCTGCGGGTCGCCGGGGTTGGAGAACGGCACCGCACCCGGCATCAAGATGTCATCGTCGCCACGGGCCAGCTCGCGCTCGCGCTCGGCCAGGGCGGCATCGTAGTCATAGCCCAGCGCCTCCACCACCCAACGGCGAGGAATGTCACCCCGGTCGCGAGCATTGAGCACGTTGGTCCAGAAGACGGCGACGTTGCTGAGAATGATCTTCGGTGCCCAGATGTTCGGCGCACCCATCGGGAAGACCGAGCGGTTGCGCGTGGAGGTCTCGTCGTAGAAGGTGGCCTTGGCGTGACGAATCAGTTTGCGCCGGTCGGCTCCGACGACGCGCGCTGTCATCTCCATTTCGTTGGTCGCGCCCTGCGTCCCGGCGTCGCTTGTCACTTCCTCGGTCTGACGCATCAGGCCCATCTTCAGCTTGCGACCGAGGAGCATGCGCTTCTTCGGCTCCAGCAGCTCGCTGAGGTTCGGCGTGATGATCTCGATGGACAGCCGGTGGTCGCCGACCATTACGCCTGAACGGGAAGCGTGCCGTACCTGCTCCATCAGGTTGTCCACCTCACCCTGCTGGGCGGGCAGGTTGTCGCTGCCCTTCTTCGCCACCACGATGTAGTTGGTGCCGCCCTGGAGCAGCGCGTAGTCCATGATGTTGAGCAGCCGCTTGGCCTCCAGCAGCGCGAAGTTGCGTGTCAGGAACGGACGCGGGTATGGGGCGGCTCCCTTCGGCGCCGTGGAGCGGTGAATCATGCGCGGGTTCATCGTGTAGAGCGTCTGACCGCGCGAGGCCGGGTCACCGTCGGTGAGTGGAATCTGCACCTTGCCGGTGAAGAGCGCCGCTGTCACAGGCTCCTGCATCGCCATGATCGCCTTCCGCGAGCCAGGCGTGTTCGGGTCAAGGTACTCGTTCAGCCACCGCTTGAGGTTCTGGTCCTCCACGTAGTAGGCGAGCGTGCCCTGGCGCATGATGTCGTTGGAGATGACACGGACATTCTCGGCGGGCAAGATGCCGACGTTGGGCACCTGAAGCTGGGCCTGGACCGGGGTCTCGCTCTTCAGCGGCCAATACTGCATGCGCTGGCGCCCGAAGATGGTGACAGTGGTGATGCTGCCCGCGATCAGGAACTCGCGGTACATCTCCTCGAAGACGGTCTCGATGTCCATGGCCGTCGGCGCTGTCATCTGGTTGAAGAACTCCAGCGTCTTCTCGTCCCGGTGTTGGTTGGTCACGCCGTCCCCGAAGGCAATGGCGATCATGTTGCCGATGATGCCGCCCACGTCATCGTCGGTGTCGGCCACGCTACGGGCCAACTTGATCTCGTCTATGACCGACGCCGGGGTCTTGAACGGCGTCCGAGCCAGCATCGACCCCTGGTTGTTGGAGTAGAGCTGGAAGTTCGTCGGGACGCTGTACTGGAGACCGGCTGTCTCTATCCAGCGGTCGCGAACCACCTCGCGAATCGCCTCGTCAGGCAGGCCGGTCCGGTTGTCGATGATCGCGTTGACCATCTCGCCGTGGTGGCCACGGCGCATGGGCGGCTGGGCGACGGCGGGGAAGGTCGGCTCGGTCATCAGAAGTCCTCGTCCGGCTGGCCGGGGAGATGACTGCCTTCGGCCTCAAGGCGCAGCCGGTGTGGCGGCTGCGGGCGCTCCTGGCCAAAGCCGGTGCTCTTCGGCGGGTGGACGACGACCCCACCGAGCTTGGTGGCCTGGTCGATGGCCGCAGCCTTGTCCGCCATGTTGGTGTCCCAGAGCCGCGCCATCTCTCTGTAATTTACGCCGCCGACCGGCGATTTGACCTACGAGCCACCTGAAATCATGGTGTAAGCCCGTGAAATGACCCACTGGGCCTCGAACTCCAAGCGTGTGATCTGCCGCAGGGCGTGCACCCGGAGGTGCTTGGCCTCGGCCCCCGCCTCAAAGGTCGGGGGGTCAACCTTGGCCTTCGCCGCGTTGATGTCTGCCTGCGTGATGCGGTCCTGTGGCTTGCGCGGGAGCAGAGCTTCATAGCCGGTCATACTCTCCACCTTGGCCTTCAACTCTGCCACCACGCCGTCGAGCCAGAACACGCACTCCTCCAACTCTGCGCGCATCCACGCCGACCGTAACAAGTAGTCCTCGAACAGTGACACCTTCGCCTGAGGGGGGAGCCGTTCGTCGTCGTTCGTCGGCGGCCGGAGCTTCACCGCGTCGTGCACGGCCTGCTTGATCTCTTCGATGTCAGCTTCCACGTTCGGCTTGCCTCCTCAGGAAGTCCCTCTTCATCTTCATCAGCTTGGCGCCCAGCATGATCTTCTCCACGGGCGTCTTTGGCACGCGCAGGTAGCCGCCGCTCACATTGTTGCGGACCCAGTAGTCACGTGACCGTGAGTCGTGGTGCAGGACAGCCATCAGCGCATCGTGGTCGCCAGGCTGGCGCCTGTCATGTCAACTGCACGGTCAAGCACCGGCCCCGGCGCATGGGCGTAGACCATCTCCTGCACCTCCCCCTGCTTGTAGGACATAGCCATGGCGCGGGCGGAGTCGAGCATGTGGAAGGCGTTGGGCTTTTTCCTGACACCGGCCATGGCCTTCACGCGCTGCTCGGTCTCGCCCTGGAAGTCGATGAGGAGCTTGTCGTGGAACGGGAGCAGCAGGAACCCCGTGTCAACGAAGCCACGCAGGTAGCGCGTGCTGGCCTCAATCATCGTCATCTTGGCCACCAGGGTCTCTTGGCCCGTCCACTTGTCACGGACGATCTCAACGATGTTGCCGTACTGGTCTACGAGCTGCTGCCCTTGCTCGCTAACGTAGTTCTTGTCCACGGCGACCGGCACCTTGGCGTTGAACACGTAGCCGTGTGACACGTCCTTGAGGTGGGCGGGGCACTGCTCGTCGTCCTCCATGGCCTGATACAGCGGCAGGCCCAGGCCGGTGATGTCCTGGCCGAAGGCGCGCAGTGTCAAGCCGTACTGGAGACCAATGCGATAGGTGGCCTGGCGAATCTGCTTCTCGCGGAACCGCCAGAGGTGAATCATGCGAATGAGCTGGAGGCGCGACTTCTTATGCGCGTCCGGCAGCACGGCCCAGAGCGTAATGACAGTCGGGTCCGTGACGAGGCCCACGTCCATGCCGCCGTAGACCTGCTGGCCAAGCTCGGCTGGCAGGTCCAGTAGCTCGCCCACGTCGCCGCCCTCACCGATCATCGTGTCCACCTCTTCGGCGTGCAGCTCTTGCGCCTTGAAGGTGGCCGTGTTGTAGCGCGAGTCCGCGACCTGATCGACGCATGACAGCAGGCGCGCGGCGGAGAAGAACTGCGAGAACGCCTGTCCCGGCTCGCCCAGGACGTTGCGGCGGTAGTCGGGGGAGTGAACGCCGCCGTACATGGCCGCCGTGGCCCGCTTCTCCTCGCGCCCCCAGTTCTGCGTCTGCAACCGCGTAACGACAGTCATGTTGTAAGACGGCTCTCTGGCGATGCGGCCGAAGCCGCCGCCCTGGCCAGCACCGTGCACGCCGTAGAACGTCATCGAGAAGTCGTACTCGCCAGCGGCGTTGGTGTGGTCCTTCATCACCGTCGGGAACACCTCGGTCCAGCCCGCCTCCGGGTAGTCCTGCATCTCGTCACCGATCAGGTCGGGTTCGTGCATGCCCTTGACACCCTTGCCGTCCATGTGGGGAATGCGGCCCATGATCTTCGTGCCGTCCACGAAGTCGGCCTGGAAGGGGTTGTGAGTGAAGCCGGTCTTCTGCGCATCGGTCTTCAGGAACTCCCGGCACAGCCGCACGCTGTTGATGCGGCCCTCTACCGCGTCGGTCAGCGGCTTGAGGTGAATCATCTGCGGTGCTGTCAGGAGCAGGTCTTCGCCCATGCGCCTGAAGATGTGTGACACCGACCGCGCCTTGATGCTCTCGGTCTTGCCAACGTCACGGGCACACGGCGCGACGTTGTACCGGCCAGGTGGCCTGAAGAGCGGGTACTGGTGGTCGCGCACCTTGTAGCACCCGCTGAACTCTTTGTTGTTGGGGTCCTCGAACAGCAGCTCGGCGCAGAACACCGGGTCACAGAGCTGGGCGAAGAGCGCCCAGTCGTCGTCATCGAAGAGCCATGTGCCCTCGCTGGTCTCGATGTTCTTGGTGCCGTCGATGATGCCGAGCTGGCCCTTAGCCATTACCCACCAACTTGAGTTGTTCCTTAGGCAGCTCGCCGTGCACGGGGAAGGCCAGCCCGGTCAGGGGTGAGGACTCGGCTATCGCAGCGATGATCGCGCGGCGACACTCCCCGGCGCGCCGGTCGCAGGACTCGTTGAAGCGGTGGCCGGTGTGACCCCTGACCCACTTCCACGTGACGGCGACGTGACGCTGTATCTCGCGGTCCAGCTCCAGCCACAGGTCCACGTTCTTGACCTTGCGCCAGTTCTTGTGCTTCCAGGCGTCCACCCAGCCCTGCGGGTACGCCTTGCCCACGTACTCGCTATCGGTGGTGATTTCCACCTCGACGGGGCGGTTGAGTGCGCGCAGACCGGAAATAACCGCCAATAGTTCCGCTCGGTTGTTGGTGCCCTCGGTGGCGCCTGCGTGGCCCTCTCGAATGACACCCGTCGGCCGGTGTATGAGCACCCAGGCGAAGCCGATGGGTCCGCTGGTGGTGCCAGAGCCGTCGGCCCACAGTTCTACCTCTACGCCCATGGCACCATCCCCGGTGTCAGGGCACCCAGCAGCTCCAGCACTGCCGCGCGCCAGGCCGTGATGACACCCACGCTAGAGCTTTCCGGCATAGAGCTTGCCTGTCTCGGCGGCGAAGTCACGGTCCACCTGTTCGAGTCGTTCGATCTCGGCCTTGATCCAGTCTAGGACCGACTTCGGCGTGATCGCGTGGTAGGCCCGGTCCTGGGAGTCGGCCTTGTAGAGCACGCGCAGTCGCCAGCCCAGTTCCTTGAAGACGCGCTGGTACTCCAGAACTTGAGTCGTGATGTGAATGCCACGTGCGTGCGCGGCGCGCTTCAGGTCGCGGACGTAGGTCTCCACGTTGTGCGCTCCGCCCTGCTCGCGGGTGGCCTTGTCGATGCCGAGCTGCTTCTCCAGCGCCCGGTATTCCTTCGTCGCCTCTGTGAGGGTGCGCTGGTAGGCCGCCAGGTCGGCGCCGTCGATCTTGGACCGCTTGTAGTTGCCGGTCGGGACCTTCTGGGCGTCCAGCTCCGGCTCCATGCCGTTGATGGCGGTCTGACAGCGGAAGATGATGATTTGCTGCTGGAGGAGCGCGCCCAGTGTCACTAGGTCGTTGTGCTTGACCAGCAGGTAGTCCTCGCGGTAGCGTTCAAGCGCCGTCGTCCACAGGTCCACCTCATCGGGCGTCTGGAGGTGGAGCGGTCCACCGGAAGGCAGCTCGACTGTGTAGTCAGTGACTACGCGGCCGTCGCCGTTATTCTCTGACAATGGTCACACTCCTCCGATAGATGCTTCACCCACCGCTCGTCCACATCGAGCGGCCCGTACTTGTCTTCGAGCTGCACCGCTGCCACGCCTAGCACCTCCCAGACATAGCACACGTTCTGCTGCTTCCACTTGGTGATGGGCACGGCGATCTTACCCGGTCCGGCCCACTCAAAGGCCATGTGACAGTCCGTACAGAGCCGCAGGGCGTTGCGAGTGTCGTACTGCGGGAAGTGCAGTCGCTTCAAGATTACCTTCGGGCAGACGTGGTGCGCGTGCCAGTAGCGGCCGAAGCCGTCCGGCCGCGATCCCTTGGCCTTCCCACACACCGCGCAGAGCGCCTGGTAGCGCGCCTCCAGATGGAAGCTGTGCGGGTCCGAGATCGGCTCACCGAAGCGGGTCATAGGTAAGGCCCGTAGAGCTGACAGAGCAGCCGGTCGCCCATGTCCCGGTAGTCACGCTGTGTCGGCAGGCACACCCGCCAGACCTGCACCACCTCCAGCGGCACGAACGGCCTGCGCTGGCGAGCGCGCCAGTAGCGCCGGAACAGGTCGTAGGTCTCGAAGCCCTCGCGAGCCAGCGACTCCGGCACCTCGGACACGGCGAACAGCGGCTCGGCCCGCATCTCCTGCAAGAGGAGCAGCTTGAAGTCGTTGTCGTGGCCCTGCCGCGTCCGGTACGCCACGACTGGAGTTGGACACTTAGCCTTGCCCATGCGCGAGCCTTCGCGTGGCGTCGTGCGGAACTCGGTCTTCTCTCCGACCACGATGCGTGGCCAGTCCACGGCCGGGACGCGCAGGAAGAGCGTGACCGCCTCGGCCCGCTCTCCACCCTTCGGAGCGACGCCCTTGTACTTAGCCATGGGCCACGCTCACCGACCGCACGTCCGCAGGCGGCATCCAGCGCACTGGCTGGGTGTCAGCTCGCAGGTACAGCGGGTGGCGAGGGCAGCCGTCTTTGGTCTGGCCGAGCAGGTAGAGCGGCTTGGCCATACCCGCGAACGCGGTCCTGATCTCGTCCTGGCGCGAGCCGGGGCAGTGCGCGCCCCACGCGGCGACCACGATGTCACAGTTGAGGCCAGCCTGCTGAAGGTAGAGGTTGTTCTGCGGTCCGAGCGCGGCGCCACCGGCCGCCTTCATGACACGCGGGTCGGTGGCCCGGAAGGCGAATGCGTTGAGCATCCACAGCGAGCCGTAGCCCCAGTCCTTCGCGAAGCGTATGCACCGCCTCACGGTCGGGTCGTCCACGGTCTCGTCGGCCGTGGACGGGTTCAGGCCGATGAACGCGCAGATGCCCTTGTCGCGGTCCCAGCGGCGCCACAGGAGGTAGCGCCAGCGGCGGCAAGGGGAGAAGATGGCCCCGGTGTCCAGCGCGTCAAGCTGGTCTAACACCTGTCACCTCAGCCGCGTAGGCCAGCACCGACTCCAGCGCCGCCTCCCCGTCGAACATCTCACGCAGAGGAAGGCGACGCCTAATGCAGGGCGGCAGGAAGATGAAGAGCAGGAGCGGGAGCACTACAGCCCAACTGAAGTCAGCAGCTCGGACAGGTCGTCGGGTATCTCACCCAGCTCGCCCATCTCGCCCACCATCTCGGCCAGCTCGCGCAGCGGTGCCAGGCGAGCGGCCTCCGCGTCCATACGGTCCTCGATGAGACCTTCGAGCAGTCGTTGGTCCTTGCCCAGGCGGCACAGACGGCTGCGCTTCTCGTCCTCCTCCAGCGTGGCGGAGGGACACGTCCGGCAGTCCTGGCCGTCGGCCTTGAGCTGACAGGTCAGGCCGCCGCCCGCCATTCGCCCCTCGCGCTTCACCAGCGAGAAATACTGTCGCACCAGCTCCTCGTCCGGGGCTTGCAGGTCGATGGTCACGCCGCTTGAGTACACCACGGTGGCAAACGGGTCGCACTCGGCCGAGGAAAGCTCGGCCAAGTGCCACTCCGTCTTTACTCCTGTCACGCTGTGGCGCCAGCCACCGACGGGCCAGTACCCGCCACCGAAGCGCCAGCGGCCTGATGTGGCCACAGCTCTTGGACGATCTTCTTCGCGATGTCCTCCGCTGATGGAGGCGCCCCGATCTTGTTGCCGAGCGCGTCGATGATCTGCGAGCTGTGAGCCGCCAGCACCTTCTCGATGTCAACAAGCGGGGCGCCGCCGACGGCTTGGAGGCGTGACACCACCTCTTGAATGACATGCTCGGAGTCCGTCGTGAAGTTGACGAACTTCTGTCGGCCGTGCAGCCATTTGAGGGCGGCTGCTGCGGCTGCGGCAGTGCCGGTCGCAAAGAGACCGGCCACCCACCCAGAAGGGACGCTCACCCCCGGAATGTTGTGAGCGATGACGCTGGTGACCCACCCAGCCCCGGCGCTGAAGAACGGTGTCAGGAGCGCAACCACGCGCTCGATGGACAGGCCACTGGCAGCAGTGGCGAGTAGGTTCCTTGGACTCATGTGTGAAGCTCCCCTTTACTGGTTGGCCGTCTGGGCGGGGAAGTTCGCCAGGTCTTGATTGAGTCGCGTCCAATCGAGACCCGAGGGACTGACGCCCTGAAGGTTTGTCATCTCTTGTGTGACGACCACGAAGCCCTGTACTCCGTAGTCTTGGTCCCATCTGCGGCCGATCAAGATGTCCTCACCCCAGCTATCGGCGTGATACCACGTACTGTCGTAGCTGAAGTAGGGAATGTCGTGATAGCCCCAGGACCCGACCGCTGCATTGCCTTGCAGGTTCGGGTCGGTCTGTACCCAGCGGTTCTGACCCTGCGCGGCAATGGGCAAGCCCACCGCACGGAACAGGACCAAGAACTCGTAGATCGCCAGTCGTGTCACCCGTTGGTCCTTCGGGTCCACGAACAGAGAGCCAGCGATGCTGTGCCTGCTTCCATCGGCAGCACAGAGGACGCCCTGGTTCCGCCAGTAGTCCACTAGCTGCTGATTGTCGGTCCCGGTGTCCGTCGGGTTGTTGCCGGGAGGACCGGCGTTGATGTTGAACCCGCTCACGGCGGAGTAGAGGCCCAACGAGTCACCCACGACGAACGGCGGGACTGGAGTCTGGTTGAAGGTGTGGAACGCCTCGATGCCGTGAATGGTCATCGCGTCGCCACAGCAGCCCCAGTCGGTGTTGCCGAGCGGGTCGCGAGCGCCAGCACTGGCCATGAACGCCGAGCGGTTGAGCGCGGGCGGTGGCTCAGCGTCGGCCGCGAAGTAGTCGGCCAGGTTGAGCTTCGGCCGGACGATCTTCGCCTCGGCCTTGACCGGCCCGGAGATCGGCTTGTCACCCCTGACGATCTGTGTCAGGTCGAATGCCTCGTCCTCGATGCCCTGTGCCAGGCGGGTCAGGCGCTCTGCGAAGTGGCGTTCCATGTGTCTCCTAGCCGCTGTACTTGTGGACGGTGTTGTCATGCGCGGCCTTCTCCTGCGAGGCGCGCGCTGTCAGGGTCTTGATCTGCGCCTGCACCCAGCCTGCGCCGGGACCGACGTAGTTGACCTTGACCGCGATGTGAATGTTGTTCGCTTGCAGTGCCGAGATGTTCCGCTCCACGTTGCGCAGCTCGGTGTTGCGATGCGAGAGGTTCTTCTTCGTGTTGAGGTAGTTGGCCCACTCCGCGTGAGCCTGCCCCTCGATCTTGCGACACGTGGACGAGGTGGGGGTGCTGTTCTTACCCCAGCAGATCGTCCGCTTCGGCGCGGGCGCCGACTGGAAGAACGATGTCAGGAACGAGTCGTAGTCAAGCGCCTGAGTGGAGCGCCACTGCTTCGCATCGAAGCCGCTCGGCACCGTCGGGTTGCCGTCCCAGGAGGCAGCCATCAAGACGTACTGCGAACGCTGTAGGCCCGCACCGCGTAGCGACTGCTCGACCGCGAACATATTGGAGGAGGAGGCGTAGATGCCAGGCCGCCAGATGTGGTGGACCTGAATCATCTGCTTGACCCACGCGCCAGCCTGTGAGGGCGAAGCGTCGCCCGGTTCGACATCGAGCAGCCGCGCCACCCCCGACGTGTTGACCGCGATGGTGACGAGGTGCTGTGGCTGGCGCGCCTTGACGGCCGTGCAGTTGGCGTAGTGGCCGTTGGCGTAGCAGAGGGCCACCTGGGCCTTGAAGGGAACCGCCGAGGCGGTCACCGCGTCGTAACCGCTCAACTGAGGTGTGGCCGTAGGGAGCGTGGGCAGCGCCGAGGCCGGTGGGTTCTCGACCTGCTGCAAGAACGCCTGCGAGTGGGTCCGACCGCCGTAGCTCGTCTGGACCGTGGTGGCCAGGCCGCCCTTCGTGACGGCGTGCTGGACTCTCGGGGGCGGTGAGCTTCCGCCGCACCCGGCCAGGGTGAGTGCCGTCGCCAGTAGTGGCACAAAGGCCCGCGACAGCTTGAGTTTCCGCATCATCCCTCCTGTCTAGGACTCAGGCGACCAGAGCCGCCGCTTCCCGCTCTGCCGAGGACGCCAGCTCCGCCAGCCGGTCGTCGTCGTCCGCGAGACACCACATGGTAGCTCGTACTCGGCCAGAATGGCAAGCCTCGACCCTGAATCTCCCCGCATCGTCCGAGGAAAGCACCAGCGACCAGCCCGCCTCCAGGGACACAGCGATGCGTCCCTCGAAGCAGTAGGTGGCCGTGGTGGCGCCGACCGTTGCGGCTACGGTTCTCACCGCGCGGACCAGCTCGTAAATCGACGGGCGCTGCATGATGTGATGCAGCGTACTACAGGTTACGGCGGAACTCTAGTCAGAGGGTATGCGCCGCGTGAACAGCGACACGCCTGTCCTCTGTGACCACTCTCGGCTTGTGCTCCACCACCACTTCCATGTGGCCCTGCCTGTAGTCGGCGCTGCGAACCTCGACCAGGCCCGTGCCAGCGACGAGCCTGATAAGCGTGCTGTTCATGAGGGCGATGCGATCAAGCGTGTCAGGCTCAGAAACGTCGATGACCACCACGGTTGGCTCGCGGAATATGCGGGGCCTACGAAGGAGGCGCATCACTCTCTGTCATTTCGTCTGGTGCCGCCGCGCTTGCGCAGCCCCTCGGTCTCCTCCCTCAGTCCCTTGTTCTCCCGTTCAAGGCGCTCATTCTCGGCTGTCAGTCGTGCAACCTCCTGGCGCTCGCGATCAACTTCTTCGCGAAGCGTGGAGATGAGGTTGTCCATGATGACAGCCGCTCCCTGCGCCGAGGTGATGAAGAGGGAGTCTTTCTCCGGTCCCATCTTCCGCACGGCCGCGATGCCTCCGACTATGGCAGCGATGACGGCAGCGGCCGAGACCGCCTGCACGAACCCGAAGGTGCTAGTCGCGAGGAAGTGCATGTGCGTCTTCGACCACTGCTGCCGTGACCCTACCGGCGCCGATCCAGGCGACGATGTACCAGACCCGCAGAGCACTGGCTATGGCCAGCCCGAACGTGGTGATGATCGTGAAGGCGTCAAGGTGAAGTGACAGCTCCACGGCGGCGGTTATCGTCGCCCCGCAGGCGAACAGGCAGTGACCCCATACCTCCAGCACTCGCCGGACGTTCCAGACGCCACCGGAAATACCAGCTCCGCCAACGGCGAACGCGACGACACGCACGACATCGAGAGCCGGGTAGCGGCTAACGATCACCGGGCCGAAGTACGGCCGCGCGAAGTACGCAACGGCGGCCAGCATGGCCACTATGCCCAGCCAGACCCAGATCACGTTCTGGGCGCGGTAGAGCCTTTGGGCGTGAACGCGATCCACGGCAGCGAACGCCACGAACGGTCGGGGTGCCTTGTCTGAGTCCGGCCAGTGCGGAAGATGCACACCCCCTAATATACGCCTCCGCTCAGGAAGTCGGTGAGAGCAACGCCCAGACGGCAGTTCCGTCGAAGAAGAACGATCTGGGGCAGTCCTTGCCGGGGCACTTGGCCGGGTACTGACCGGCGTCGATGCTCACCCCGTGCTCGCAGGGGCAGTTGACCACGGCCTTGGTCGGCTCACCGTCCAAGAGCCAATGCTTCTGGGGCACCTTGCGCATGGGTATGCCCGCCTGCGCGAAGACCCGCATGTAGTCGAAGCCGACGAACCGGCGCGGGTCGCCGTTCTCGCGAGCGCGCAGCGACCGCTCGATGTCGTCGGCCAGCCTGGTCGGCTTACGCGGCATCGCTCGGAGTGGGGTTGTGACCCTCCCTGCGGAACCGCACGGCCTCGGTGTAGGCGTCCTCATGCTCCGGCTTGCAGATCGGGCAACGGCCGTCCGCCGCCATGTAGACACACACCGCGATCTCATCGTCGGCCAACTGGGCGGACCGGAGGAAGTCCACATCGGCGTGAACGCAAGTGTCAGGCGGCATCGCTGTAGACGCGGTACAGAGTGGAGCGGTCGATCTCCAGCAGGCGTGCCACCTCGGCCACGGGAATGCTGACAGCCCGCGCGTCGCGAACGAGCTGCCTGATCTCGTCGCTCAGGGCCTCGCTGGACGAGCTGAGCTGCCTGCGGCGCTCTGCGGCGCCGAGGAGCTGGTCTCGCACCTCCTGTGCGCGCTCAGACGGTATGACCGGCATTGAAGTCGGGGCAGTCGAACTTGTGGTCGGGGTAGAAGTCGCCGGGGGCGTTTTCAGGCACGCGCTCAACGAGGAGCTTCGGCGGCCCGTGTGACACGATGCGGTAGCGCGCCGCGTCAGATGAGGCGTCGGTGTGCACTTCCAGCACGACCACCTCGTCGGTGGCGATGTCATGGGCCACGTTCACGTTGGCGCCGCAGCCTGGACAGCTAGATAGTCCCACGTAGAGCCTCCCTGTCTGGGTCAAGTGGCGTTTGTTCCCCGACTGGGGCAGAATCGCCACTTCCCTCGTTACTGTCAGATTCGAGTTCGGTCATAGCGAGCTGGCCGGGGAGCTGCGGTGCCCGACGGCGGGGCCTGCGCTCGGACGCGATTGTCAGGCCGGTCCACTTCTCGAACAGCTCGACCGCCTCCCACGCCTGGTCCTCGGGCGCTGTCACACGAATGCGATGCGTGGCGCTCTTGCACATGATTTCCACCCGGCCGTCGTGCAATTCACGGTGCCAGGCATCGACGGTTCGCTCTCTCAGCTCTCGCTCAGCCATGTGTTGCAGGCTACCACACCCCTCCCCCGGAAAGGCCAAGGGCCGCCCTGAGGCGGCCCTTGGAATGCTCCAGATTGCGGGCTAGGACTAGCCGCCCATGGGCGACGTGGAGGACTGGCCCTCGGAACCATCGTGGTCCGGGGTCTCCTCCTCGTCCGCACCCGCGCCCCCAGCGACGGCGGGACCGCTGACTCCCGGCTGCACGCCAGCGGCGCGGTCCTCGGGAAGCGGAACGCCGGACTGGGCCGACGGCGGCGGGGCCGACGTGCGGACGGGCGTGTCCGGGTTTGGCACCGAGCCAACCGGCTGCTGCTCGTCGCGCAGGCCAGGGTCTCCGACCACCGCGTCCTGTGCCGCCGTGGCGGCCGGGGACTGGTCGGCAGCGGGGTTGCGCTCCTCCTCGGAGAGATCGCTCAGCCGCTCCTCATCGGAGGCGGTGGGAACCGGCGCGTCCGTCGGACCGCCAGCGGCACCCTCACCCGCGCCCTCGGCTCCGCCCTCGCCCTCGGCGGGCGCACCCGCTGTCGGGTCGGCCTCGGACCCCGCGACGCCGGACGCGAGCGCCTGGCCGTGCTGGTCCTGGCCTTCGGGGGCCGCTCCAGCGGCAGCAGCCTGCTGCTCTGGGGTCTGGCCCTCGGCCTCCGGTGTGCCCTGGTCGCCAGGGGTCTGCGATCCTGCTTCCATCTTTGCCTCCTATGGGTAGGTTACTGGCAGTGTACCCGCCTTGGTGGCGGGTGTCACATCTTGCAAGTCAACTGTCGTTGGGTCATAGCTCGCCTGCGGCCTCGCTCAGCCGCTCGATGGCCTCGGTTTGCGACCCCTTCACGTCCTCGGGGCCGTCGTAGGCCGACCAGATGCACGTGCCGTACTCGTTGGTGATGCCCCGCAGCTCGCCGTCCACCAGAATGGCCGCCGCGCCGTCGGTGAGGTTCGCCTGGCCCTCGCAGCCGGTGCGCTCTAGCTCGTCCTGCGTGGCGATGCGCCACGTGACACTATGCCGAACAGGCTCCACAGTACCCACACGTTCCCTGGTTGGTCGTTCCGAATGGCACCTTGCCTGGGTCTATCTCCACATCGGTCTTGAGCATTTCGTAGCAGTCCTCGCACAGCACGGAATCGTCATTCAGGACGACGAACCGTATGGCGCCCGCTTCGACGTAGGAGCAGCCTTCGGCCTCGTTGCAGACGTGAACCCAGCGGCGCCCGCACGCGCAGATGAACTCGGGTGGCTGGCAGCGGTGCTGATCGAAGTTCGGCAGCGAGCGCAGCCGCGCCTCGCAGTGCAGAATGCCGTGCTGTCTAGGCGGCGGCTTCTCGTCCCTCGTCGGGGTAGTCAATCGCGAAACGCCACTCCGGGCCATCTTCATCACCTCCGTAGCGCCATCGAATCGCGGCAGGGAATGTGACACCGAACAGGTCCGTGCGGCCGTGGTGCATCTCCATCGGGCACATGTTCTCGGCCCAGTCGATGAGATGACACGTCCCCGGCTCCACGCCGGACCCCTCGCAGAGCTGACAGGTCTCGCGGCGGTAGGTCGGCTCGGTCTCGAACGGGCCGTTGGTCACCTCGCCCGCACCCTCACAGACGTGACACCGCTGCTTGGCCTCGCAGAAGTCGTCACCTGGGCACTGGAGCTTGACGCGCATCACCTCGTCGTCAATGAAGGCGGCGGCACTGTGGCCGTCCTCATGCCAGCTCACGCAGATGCCTCCTCGTAGACGAACTCGCCGTTGTCGTCTACACGGACGTACAGCTCGGTCCCGCCGTCGTACTCCACCTCATGCGCGCCGATGGAGATTTTGACATGCCCTTCGCACACCTCGGCCACGCACTCGTTGATCGTGACATCGGTGACGGCGCCCACGTCGGTCAGGACCATGCCCGTCTTCAGCTCCCTGGCTGCGAGCAGGCGTGAGTTGCCCGCTACGGCGATGTAGTTCTGCGCGTTGGTCAGCGGGCCAAGCGACTGCTGGACGAGCTTTGCGGCCTGGAACGCTTCAACAAAGTCACCCTCGTCCAGCGCGTCGAGAATCTTGGCGACGCGCTGGCGTGCCTGCATGACGAGCTGCTGCCCACCGGCCTCGATGGCGCGTAGTGCTGTGGTGACCTTGCTGTCGATGTGGTCCATGAGTCCTCCCTAGATGACGTGCGTCGCCAGCAAGATGATGAGCAGAATGACCAACAGGTCCAGCTTCGTCATGCGGCGCCTGATCTTTACGGCTCGATTCAAGTTTGCCTGTGCCGACTCGTTCAGGTCGTGGGCGCTGTCGAAGAGAATGTCGGCCGTTTGGTGCCGCAGCCTGGCCTCGCGGACCTTGATGTCCGCCTCGGTCAGCATCCGGTGGGTGTCGCGCATGCGCGCCTCGGTGGTCTCCATGAGGTGAGCCTGTCTCTGGTCGGTCTCAGACACTCCGCACCTTCCTGCGGTTGCGTGCGTAGTAGCGGCGGGCCGCGTTGCCGGAGATGCCAAGCTCGCGACCAACGCTCTCCCAGTCCCAGCCACTCGCTCGCGCCTCGTCCATGAAGGCGACGGTGGCCGTGCGCTCATGCCTGGTGGCCACTTCCAGCGCGCCCCGGAAGTCGCGAGCGGTCTTCAGCGCCGCGTTCACGGCCGTTTCAGCCGCCGCCGACATGTGCCCTCCCATGCACGCTCGCGCTCAGTTGGTGCGCGAATCGACGTGCCGCTGCCTTTTTCCCGCCCGATGTGTCACGTGGTGCACACTCGTACTCACCACGAATCAGGTCGATCAACGACGGCGCCTGGCTGTTGGTGGCCAGCCCGAATGGCACCGGGTCCTCGCCGTTGGCTGTCAGTGCGCAGTTGAGCATTCGCCCGATGCTCGGGTGCACCGCGACGATGCGCCCTTCCTTCCACTCTCTCGCCAGCTCCAGAGTCCGGCGCTCGTCATCGAATGTCATGGCCTCCCCACCGTTCGTTGCAGCAATTCGTCCCTGTCACATAGGTCACGCTTGAAGTCCTCCAGTGCCTCCAGCGCCTCACCGCCTAGAGCGACCTGCTCCTCCATCTCCGCGACCTGCTCGGTGAGCTTGGTCACCTCTTCCTCCAGCTTCTTCTTGTCGGTCGTCGTGTGGGTCAGCTCGTTGCCGACCTGCTGAAGGGTGGCCGCCACCGCACGCAAGCTCTCGATGGCCTCGTTGGCCTTCTTGTGCTCGGTGTGCACCTTCGGCGCCTCGGGGTGCCGGTGCACCGCTGGCTGCTCGCTCATGCGGCCGTCCTCATCATCCCGTCGGGAGAGTACACGTGTTCCCGAAGGCTCGCAAGAGCTATCCCGCTATCTGGACAAAAAGAGGGGCGGCGCCCCTACCAAAGGCGCCGCCCCCATGACGAGTCCGAATCGTCAGGTGCAGATCAGGGCGATGCCTCGCCAGCGGCGTAGTTGACGTTGATGCGGCCGACTCCGGCCGCGCCGCCCGCGAGCCGCGTCACGGTGCCGTCCTGCGCGATGGTGAACAGACCGTCCGAGGTGGTCACCAGGGCGCCGGGGGCGAACTGGGGAGGGAGCGTGCAGATGTGGCCGGTGCCGGTCCCATCGCTCGTCGCCTCGATGTGGACCGCGACCGCGCTACCGATGCGCAGGACGCTCGCGTAGTTGAGGACCCAGCCTGCGGAGGCGGCCTCAACCTCGCTGTCCAGTGTGATCTCGGTCCCTTCCTCCCACTTGGCGATATTCGTCATTGCTTCCTCCTGACGGTTGGACTCTGGTTCGTAATTTACGCCGGAGGCCGACCGACCGTCGGGCCGCCTCCTCGCGTTCCCTCATGACACGCCGGACCCGCTCTACGCCTCGATTGAAGTTCATGCCTAGATTCTAGCTTCTAGCCGCCGTCGCGCATCGGCCGCTGGAACCAGCGGAAACCGCGAAAGCCCTTCATGGCCTGCAACGGTTTTTGCGCGTCGGTCCACGTCGGGTCGCACACGATGTACCAGCCCGGTGGCCAGTAGCCAGGCAACGGGTCGTCCGCGACTCTTATCACGTCGTCCTTGAATGTGACAGCGGTAATCGGCGTGTAGCCACGGACGAACCCGTCGTGCACCCGGTACAGACGGGGCGGCTGCTCCCCCTCCTCGAACAGCCGCCCACGATTGGGTGGGTTGCGCACCCTGAAGTTGATGACCTGGCCGTCGGACTTGGCGTTCATGCAGCCCGCGATGTAGCTGGCGAGTCGCCGGTCCTTCGGCCAGGTGACAACGATGTCAGTCACAGACCACCAAGTCGTGTGAGCGCCCCAGGTCGAATGACATCGCCTGGAGATCGCCGTCTGACCAGGCGAGCAGCCAGAGCGCGGCACGCTCCTCGTCTGTCAGACCGGGCGCGTATTCGATGAAGGCTTCGACCCTCTCGAACGGCTCGCCTCCGTGGAGTCTGTCCCTGACTTCCTGCATGACTGTGGAGAGCATTGCAGTGCCCCTCCGATCTGGTCCCGGTGTTAGCGTCAGTCCTCTGACACTTGGTGGGACTCATACCACGTGCTGTGGCAGCCTGCAACAGGTGACCCCGCAATTTGGGCAAAAAGATGCCCCGCCGCTCGGGGGCGCTGAGCGGCGGGGCGATGTTGGCGTCCATGCCAACGAACTGGAGGGGACCGACGGTAGCAGGTCTACCCTCCATGAGCGACACCTATGCGTTGTCGTGGTTCTGCTCGGCGTGCGGCTCTTCCAGCGGGGCCGCAGCGGCAGGCGCGGGTGGCAGGTCGGGCGCGTCCTCGTTGGGCAACGCCATGAGTGTGCCGGAGTGTCCGGGCGAGAGCCGTGCCAGCAGGTCGTTGGCTCCGGCCTCGTCCAGCGGGTTGCCCGCCGTGTCGTAGCCGAAGATGTGACACTGCGGCGCTGGCGGAACTGCCGTTGAGTCGTACTGGTAGACCGCCCAGGACTTCGCGGGCGGCGTGGTGCGCTCGGCCATCGGCGCCTCGGTCTCGATGCCGGGGTCTCCGATGATCGCCTCCTGCTCCGCCCGCTGCTCGGGCGTTGACTCCTCGGCCTCTTCGGCCTTGGTCTCCGTCTGGTCCGGCGTCACTGTTGCTGCTTCCATGTCTTCCTCTCGTTAGCCTGTGAGCCGCTTGCCGAGCTTACGGCCCCACAGAAGTTTCATTGCACGACGTTGGCGGCGGCGAGGCCGCCTCGTCCACAGCATCAGTGTGACACTGTGAGACTTGGCGTGCCTCGCCACCGCCCTCACTACAGCCCCTTCGGTCCCTGGTGGAACCTGCACGACCAGTAGGAGCACGGGGTCCGGCCCGATGGTCGGGTTACAGCCCTCCAGCTCGGAGATGGCCGGAATGCCGAACCGGGGCGCAGGCGCATGCTCGCGCTCGCGCTCAGCTCGGCGCTCGTCCTCGAACTGCCAGTTGCGGTCCTCCTCTTCCATGCGGTCGCGGAAGCTCAACTGTCCAGCTCGATCTCTTCGCCGGTCTCGCGGTCCACGATCTTGTAGAGCCGCTTCGGGTAGTGGCGACGAATCTCCTCGAACGCTTCGATGTCACCATCGAAGTCACCGAGCAGAGCGATGCCGTGCTCGCGGCCAGTCTGGCGATTGATCGCCTTGACCCGACGTACTGTCATGGTGTCGGTGGCCTCGAACGCCCTCATGCGTGACCGGCGTCCACCATCGTCGTGGCGGGTGACATGCCGATGATGTGCACGCAGCCCCACTCGTAGTTGAACACCATGCGGCGAGCGTCACTGCCCTCGCCCATGACCTTGGCGAGCGCATCGACTTGTACGTGCTCACCCGGCCGACCCTGCGCGGACACACCGTGCTCGATGTTGCCGATGATGCCGTTGTACGGGTTGCGTGCCGCGTGACCGATGACTTCACCGGCCCTGACATGCTGGCCGTTTGACACCACCGGCTCGATGCCCTCCACCACGTAGAACCAGCCGGACGGGCACCACCTCTTCAGGTTGGGGTGGTGGTCAAGCGACTCCGTGGCGCGGGTGATGATTCCCTTCGAGCCGTCCCAGCCTGCGAACTCGCCCGCGTACTCCACCACCGCGTCCACCATCGAGCACCACACCTTCCTGAAGGTGCAGTCGAGACCCATGTCACCCCGTCCCGGCTCCAGCCCGTCGGGTGCCGGGTGGGCGTGAGCGAAGCTGACCTGCACGGCGCCGCTCATGACTCGTCGGGCAGTGACAGGACGATTGCCGTGTAGCCCTCCTCCATCTCGATCTTCTGGTTGCGGCTGTGTGCTTCGCCCTCGGCGGACTGGAGGACGGCCTGCGAGTCCTCGCCCACCGTGACAGCGGCGCTGTCGAGCACCATGCCCTGTATGACAATGCCGACGTACTTCATGCCGATGCCGCCTTCTCGGCCTCGGCCTCGGCGGCGGCCATGGCCTTCTGGTTGCATTCGTGCAGGAACGCTCCCAGCTCGTCCCAGTAGTCCGAGATTTCCCCGGCCTCGTCGCCGGGAATGACGAACATCGTCAGACCGTCTTCGCCCGCCGTGGCGGCGTCGAAGTTGGCGACCGTCTTCCAGTCACCCGGCTCGAACTCGCCCTCGTTGAACAGGTCCCTCAGCTCCGCCAGCTCGGCGTTGCTGTCATCGGTCTTGGCCTCGATGTCCATGGGCGGGCCAGAGCCTTCGACCTGCGTGAACTCCCACATTACTGCTCACCTCCAGTTGGTTTGTTGGGTTGATCTTTGATGACAGGAATGCCCTGGTAAAACGACGCCCGGTCCTTGAAGGGCGAATCTGACATGTCAGGCACGGTGGCGACAATGCGCTCCCAGTCGTCGGGGTGCATGAGCACTTCCTTCGGGCCGCCGTCGCCTACGGTGCGCTCCAGCAGCGGCACGCCGCCGTCCTCCTCGTAGGGCACCAGCACGGCCATGCCCGGTGGGCACATCACGGTCAAGCGTATGCGACTCGGCACGTCGGCGGTGGCCATCTGTGTAAGGTCGATCAGGTCGCGCAGCTCGCGCTCCAGCTTGCCGAGGGGTCGGTCCGCGCTGAAGGCGGCGTCGATGGCCCTGTCCAGTTCGTCGTCCACATAGCGGGCCGAGGAATCGAACCTCGTCCTCTGGGCTGTTGAGGCCCGTCAGAGCCAGCACCCGCGCCTGAGGCGGGGACGGTATCAGAACTGTGGCAGCCTGCGACACCACAGATTGTCGCTCTTTGCGGGGTGCGGGGTTTCCACCCGAATCGAGTGGAAACCCCAGCTCCGCGTCCTAGCCCCCGCAACCCACCCAGGCACCAGCGCCCTGGTGGGCGTAGATGGCCTGAGCGCAGGAGTCCTGCCCTGCCGGTGTCGAGAGATCGCAGCCATAGGCCGCAGCCGTGGACGGAATGATCTGGTAGCGGCCGGTGGCGCCAGACGAGGCGTTGGTATTGGCCGAGCCAGTCGAGTAGTTCGTCCCCGACTCCGATGCACACGCCGGGACTCCCGACGCGCCCGCCGAGCTGTACGAGCTGACGGAAGTTGACCCGTAACTGGTGGTGCCAGCCGGGTTGCCACTTGGCACCGAGCTTGGCACCGGGGGCGGAGCCAGCATGCGCTCCAGCACCGTGATGCTCTTGGCCACCTCAGCGTCGGTGGCGCCGCGCCCAGAGGACACGCCATCGTTGACGATGTTGCGGCCAGGGGTCCGCTTGCCGAACTTCCGGGCAACCTCTCGGTAGAGGTGGGTGTACTTCGTGGTGTGTGCCCGCGTCGGCGTTGCGGCCAGAGCGGCGGGCGCAGAAACGGCGAGCACACAGCTCGCCGCGAGAATCAGACGCTTCACTGAAGCCTCCTAGTTCGTATGGTCACTGTCCAGCGGGCGCGTTCGCACTAGCTCCGATTACTGGAAGCCCGCGCAGGTTGGGCGTGGGTGCGCCTCCTCTCGTCGTTGACGGCGGTGAGTCTAGCCGAAGATGGCCAGGACCATGACCAGTGCCCCGATGGCCATGCCAGCGGCGAAGGTGACCAGCAGGCACAGGCGGGCCATGAACTTGTCGATGATGTAGTGCGTGGTCCTCACGCCGCGTACCCAGTCGGCCAGCGCACGTAGCTCCTCGGCCGACCGCTCCAGCGCCCTGGCCGTGACCGTCTTACCCTCCCAGCCAGGCTCGGGGTCCAGCAGCATGTCGGGGTGGTCGGGGTGAAGCTCTGACCACCGGGTGCCGCAGCGGTGTATGCAGTCATCGTTGCCCAGCACCCACTCATGGTGACAGTGCTCGGGCTGGGGCGGATACTCGTCGCAGGCGTGCCCGTCGTACTTCTCGGGCGGGCACTGGCACCAGGGGCACGGCTCGTCGTCGTCCTGGGCTGGCATGCCGGGTGTCACGCAGGCTCGCCCCTGATAGCCACTACGCGCTGACGGCAGTCCGGGCATAGGTCCCTGGACCCGTGGTGGCCGTCCACGAACTCGCCCTCGGTGATCGGCGCCGGGGTGCTGAAGCGGAGGTGGCCCTGCGCGTCGCGCGCCAGCTTGATGCCGCACCACACCTTCTTCGACCCGCCCACGTAGATGTGTGTGACAGGCTCGGTCATACGGCTGGCTGGAAGGTGACGGTGACTTCGCAGGCGTTGCCCTCCACCACCCGCTGCGCCTGCTCGGCCAGGCAGTCGTGCAACTCCTGCATCAGGTCGTCCGAAGGCACGTAGTGCTCGGCCTCGCCCACCTCCATGGCCGCCGACTGCCAGACCGGCGTGTCGCCGGGACGGCCGTGCCGATGCAGCACCTCCACCTTGACCATCATGAGAGCGCCACCGTGACGGTGCAGTGTTGGTGACGGCCGTACATCGAGCAGGACTGGACGGCCACGGCCAGGGACGCCTCGATGTCCTCCAGCGTGGCCCCGGCCTTCCACAGCTTGTCGAGCTGGGGTGGGAGCACCGACTGGAGGCTGTCATGCGCCGCAGCGATGCCCTGTACGTCGTATGCGTTGGGGTTCTCGTCCACTGTCACCTCCGGGTAGTGGCGTACAGAACGGCGAAGAGCAGGCAGTTGGCACACATGACCAGCAGGGTGAGTATGGCGCCCAGCTCGGCACCCCACTTCGGTGCGCCCTCGTCCCTGAGCAGGAAGCCCACGGCCACGGCGAGGCCGATGGTCGAGAGCACGACTAACAGCGAAACGAGAATTGGCCCGTAAGTCACTTCCGGCGCCGTGCCCATGCCCTCCTCCTCGGCCTTGCGCCAGGCAGCGTGTCGGCGCTCGGCCTCCTGGTGCTCGGGGGAGATCGGCTTGTTCATCTGGCGCAGCGCCATGGCCTCGCCGCACAGCACGGCGTCGCGCATCTCCTGCTCGCTCAGCAGGTCACGGCGGAGCTTCATGAGTGACAGTCCTCTCCGGGTGGGTCGCCGCAGGTGCCCTGGAAGCCGCACACTGCGCAGGGGTAGCCGAACAGCGTGTCCTCCATGACGGCGCCGTGCTCGTCCAGCTCGTACACCGCGCCGGTCGTCTTCCAGATAGCGAACTTGCGCACGGTGCCGTCCACTGTCAGGTCGCAGGCCAGCCAGGGAGTCTCCATCACGGTGCCGCACATCTGCCGGTCCAAGACCAGCGGGCGGCCAGCGTGGTAGACGGTCGCCTCGGGGAACTTCGCCAGCAGCAGGTCAAGGCCCTGGCGCTCAAGCGGGGGCGCCATCGGTCACCTCCCTCGGGGTGGTCTCCTGGGAGAGGCGGTCGTGGTGGCGCTGGCACAGCTTGAAGGCGGCCTCCGCATCGCCGTCGTGAACGACCACGTAGCCGACGGCGCGCTCCTCGCAGGGCACAGTATCGTCGGGTGTGGAGAGTGCCCGACCCCACTCGCACCCCAGCAGCTCGCGCACGATGCCTGTGTCCGCCACGCGGGTGAGAGTATCAGAGGGGGGCGACTCTGCCGATCAGAAGCCGCCCACCCTCTACGGGGAAGCCCCGGTGGGGGCGCCGTAGCCTAGAGCCACTTCACCGCGAGGCCCCAGGTGGCCCGACACAGGGTGCGACCCTGAGCAAGGCGGACGAGGGGGCAAGCGGGAGAGGTAACCCTAGGCGGGTGCACAGTATCACCGTGGGAGCCGCAGTGTCGCCCCGCGAGTATGCACTGTGCAGGAATTGGCGCCGACCGTCCCCTGGTGGACCCGATGGGGGGCGCTCGCGGGCCGTCGGCCTGGGGGGCTGGCTAGGAGTGAACGGCAGTTGGACTGTTACCGCAGAACTCGACACAGTTCGTAAGCGGTGCGAGAGGGGGTCTACTGCGGGAGAGAGTCAGGTGAGGGGTTCGGGCGCGCCACCCGTCCTCCCACGCGGAAGGGGGGGGCGGCACGTCCGCGCGTGGACTTCCCACGCTACCCCGCGCGCAGCGCATGCGGCGCGGCGGCCATCAGCACGCGGGCCAGCATGCGCGGCCGGTACGGGGGCGGCACTGCGCGAGCGGGCACGTGCGGCGCGGCCGGGGTGAGCGGCGCGGAGCGGGCCAGAGCGGCCAGCTCGCACGCTTGGACACGCTCCGCCAGTGCTCGCGCGGCCGGGGTGGCCCATGGCCCGCGTGAGCGGGCCAGAGCTGCGCGTGCGGTCTCTTCGCTGGTCATCTGGTCATCCTCCTATCCGGGGTAGGTCTGAAGTTCTGGCGGCGGCACGTTCGCGGCGCGAGCTGGTGGCATACGCGCGGGCCAGTCTGGCCAGAGCGGCGGCCGTCTGCTCGGCCGTGTCGGCGCGATGCTCGCGGCGGCGGCGCCAGTGGACACGCTCGCGGGGTGACATGGCCCGCTTGAGCATCGGCGCGGCCGTGTCGGGGTGCTCGCGCCAGTCTGGCGCCATGATCGGCGTGCGGCCGTGCGCTTCGCGCGAGTCATCCTCCAGAGCAAAGACAATCGCGCCATCCTCGCCCACTGTGGCGCCAAGCGTTAGCCGCGCCATCAGCTCGGCGGCGGAGTAGAACTCGCGCAGGAACTTGGCGCCGCGTGTCTGGCGGACCTTCCAAGCTCCCCACGTGGCCCCACGCTCGGCGGCGCAGACTTCGCCAGTGGCGCCGCGTGCCCATTGATAGAGCACGCTCCAAGCGGCCGTGTCCGGGTCGGCCGGTAGGCCAAGCTCGGCGCATATCGCAGTGGCGGCACGCTCGGCGGCCAGCTCCCCAGAGCGGGCCACGATGGCGGCATGAGCGGCCGGGGTGGGCGAGTGGCCCAGAGCATCGGCCGTGAGCGCATGCCGCGCAGCTTCGCGGCCAGCTTCGAGCTGGTCACGCTCCCGCGCCGCGTCGATTGAGCGGCGCAAGTTCTTCGCGTCGCCGCACAAGCGGCCAAGTTTGATCCGGGGTGATTCGCGGCGCGGCATCGCTCCGCCAGTGTCGGCCAGCACGGCCGCCACTATGGACGCGGCGACATCGGCGCGGTCATCTGCCGAGTACCGTTCGCCGCGCAGCTCCAAACGTGCGGCGGAGCGGGCCAGCTTCAGCAGCTCGGCCGCTTCGAGCTGGCCGCGCAGCTCGCGCATTTGGGCCAGATTCGGTAGCAGTGCTGGCCCGCCGCTCGGCCGGAGTGATTCGGTCCGGGCATCGGCGGCACGCTTGGCGGCCAGTCTGGCGGCCGACACTTCACGCTTGAGCGTGATTCGCTCGGCCGGGGTGAGAGTGTTGCGGGGTGACATCTGGTCTTCCCTTCCGTTTGGCGGCCGGTAGCCGCTTCGCGGCTATTATCGGCCAACTTCAGTTGGAAGGTTACGACTCTGGACGTTTGTACTACCCGCCGCGCCGCACGGCCGCCGCGCCGCTCGCGCAATCTCGCAGAGTGTTGGCCGCACATTGGCGGACGGCCGCCGAATCATGGCGGGGTGGGGCGAGTGGGGCGAGCGGCGCGGCCAATGTGCGGCCGAAACCTTTGCGGCGCCTTGAGCACTGTTCCTAGTGTGGCCGCCACAGTGGCGGGCCAGCTCGGCGCCTTCACTAGGTACAGTGGGCCAAGCGGGCAAAAGGTTACGCTCGGCCGCCAGTTGGCCCGTAACCTTTTCAGGGGGCGGCGCACTGTACCTAGTGTCAGAGTCAACACTCGCGGGACCTTCCCGCGTGAGATCGGAGGAGTTATGCCCGGTAAGACAACGACCACCCCGGCCGCTCCGGCCGCGAAGACAGACACGCTCGCAGACTTCAAGGTCTCCGCGCGGCGCGAGTCTCGCGTGCTGGTCGATAAGAGCGCACCCCGCGCGAGCGTGCCCGAGGTTTCCGATGCCGCGTATGTCACGCGCGGCGCGCGGCTGGTCGGCCGCGACAATACCCGCGTGCCCGTGCTGGTGCTGCGCGATGGCAGCTCGGAGCAAACGCTCCCGCTCGCGGCCATCGGCGCGGCCATCGGCGCGGTCATCACCCCGGAGGAGATCGCTTCCCTGCTCGGCGCAAGCTGAGCAGGGGGGCCATCCCCCGTGCTCGCGTGTGCGCGTGTGCTCGAACAGCCGCGCGCAGACGTGAACACGGTCTCGGCACACTCGCACTGTTTGGCGAACAGTGTGAGACCGCCGCGAACAGTGGCGCCGCGAGCGTCACGCGCTGCTGGTGTCCTTGCGCACTGCAAGCTCCGCCAGTCCAGCGAACCACAGGGCAGAGGCACACTGCCACGAACAACGACCCCGCTTACAGCGAGCTGCGGTTCCTGCCCGCTGCTGACGACGTGCTGTCGAATGTTGCACGAACCCTCACGGGCGCACCGTGAGTAATGCCCGCGCGAATACGTGCGCTGTTGCGCGCGGGAGTCTTCTACACAGGAGGTTGGCAATGCGCCGACTGTTGCACCGGCTGCGCGAAGCGTTCCGTGTCCCTGAGGACACTGGCTACGAACTGCTCACGCGCGTCGAGGACTGATTGGGCACTGTGGCGCGAGCTGTCGGGTACGGCGGTTCGCGCCATGCCCTAACCTTTGACTTGCGCGCGGGTGAACTTCCCGCGAACCCGCCAGAACCCACCTACAACCTCGCTCGACCTTACGAGCGAACTGGAGAACTGTCGTGACCGATGCTAAGCCCGAACCTGGGTGCTACGTGGACGGCCATTGGGGCCAGTACGCGCTCGCGCGTGCGGTCCAAGTTGCGGCCGAGTTCGGCTGGGAGGACGACGAGGCGAGCGATCTCGCGCGGCGCCATCTCGCGGCCATGGGGCCGAGCACCGAACCCCCGCTGGACGTGGACGAGTTCGAGCGGCTGGTGGACTGCGCAGACGACGCAGAGAGCTGGCTCAACGAACAGCGTCCGCTCGAAGGACACGCTTGGAGCTGGAACGACGGCGAGTTCGGACTGTACTCGCTGGACGACAACTGACCCACCTACACAGGAGACCATCATGCTCGATTTCGCACAGTGCGAACAGCTTGTCTCAAGTGCCCGCGATAAGCGGTCAAAGCCGTACGCCAACAACACTCGCATCGAACGGCGCGACGAGGACACCTACGCGCTGAGGTTGCACGCCACAGACATCGCGACGTTCCACAGGGACGGCCGCGTCACGCTCAATAGCGGCGGCTGGCGAACTGTGACCACGAAGGACAGACTCTCGGCCGTCACGCCCCACATTGTGAGCGAGCGCGGCGACTGGTACGTGCGCGCTGAGCCGGACCCAGACGACCCACGCCCGGAGCGTTGGCCGCAGCGAACGATCCCAAAGCCGTTCCACGCGCTCGACCCTGGCCCTGAGCCTGTCAAGCCCACCGAGGGCTGCATCGCTGGCACCGAGACCTGCGAACCGGAGACCCGCGAGGTGTTCATTCGTGAGGGCGAGCATCGCGACGATGACATCACGCTCGAACACTGCGACGGGTACTTCTCCGCGAAGGTCCGGCGTGTCGTGCACGTGGCAACCGCCTGGCGCGAAGAGCAGTACAACTATCACGCCCCACGGCCGGAGACCACGTTCCCCGATGCCGACGAACACAAGTGGGAGCAATGCCCACACTGCGCGCTGTTCGAGCGCCAGCACCGCGCGTGGTCTGAGGCCATGAACGGCGGCGGCTGGGGTCGCAACCGAACCGAGGGCTACGCGAAGATGACAGCGATGCTCGAACGGTTCGAGACCCGCGAAGCGTGGCAGGACGCCTATCTGGAGGAGTTCCGAGCTGTCAAGGCTGCGCGGAAGCTCTACCGGGAGTGGGACGAACGCAACCGCGTGCCCTTCACCGATGGCATGGAAGTCAACGCCGAGGGCTATGCCCCGCGTCCGAACCGGCGAGAGATCGAGCGCAATGCTCGCCGCGAGCGCCAGTTGGAGAAGAAGAAGAAGCGCATCAACAAGTTCGTGGCCGATGCCGTCAACGAGCTGGTTACGAACGGACTCAAGTTGCCCAGTGGCGGCGATTGCTGGGGCTGCGCGCTGCGCGATCCCAACGAACCGCGTGCTGAGGCGTTCGGCACTGACCATCTCGAACAGCACATTCGCGAGCGGTACTACGTGCCGAGCATGTTCGTCAACGCACTGCGCGAAGCGGGCTACTCCGATACCGGCGTCTTCATCCACCTGGGCATGGACCCAGACGAAGGGACCATGGGTGGCGAGAAGGCGCGATACGGCACCGCCGATGTGGTGACACGTGCCCTGCGAACCTACCTGTACCGCCGACTCATTCCCGAGACCTATGGCGCTGGCGTCGCTGGCGTGGAGGTGACAGCATGAACGTACTGGACCTGCGAGAGATCGCTGAAGAGTGGCGCGAACGCATTGCCGAGATGGGGTCCAGCGTGCCCGACACCGAAGGCATGTCCTACGGTGAGGTTGCCGAGGCCACGGAGAAGTTCCTGGCCGAAGACGAGCAGCAGGAGTACGTCGAGAAGTACGTGAGCCTATGCGGCGAGCTGGGCCTTGATCCGGCCGAACCTGACACGCTGGAGTGGCACGCCAACAACCACGAACCCACGCTCATTGCCGAGGACGACTTCGCGGAGTACGCGGAGGAGCTGGCCACCGATCTCGGCTACATCTCGGACGACACGAACCGCTGGCCGTTCAATCACATCGACTGGGAGGCGGCGGCCGACGAACTGCGCCAGGACTACACAACCATCACCTACGACGGTGACGACTACCTGATTAGGAGCTGACATGATCGAACCTGCCGAGGCATACGAACACGCTGGTGTGTGGGTCGAGATCGTTCCCGACGACGATCCCGTGTCTAGCCCACAGGACAACGACAACGCTGGCACGATCTATTCGTGGGTCTACGACGGCACGTGGGAAGGCGACGAACGCATCTCCGAGCCGGAGCTGACCATCGACTGCCCGAACTGTGAGGGTGAGGGCACCGTCGAGTCGGACGACGAACCAGTGCTCGATGCCGACGACCACCCAATCGAGAAGAACTGCCCGAACTGCGAGGGCAACGGCTACATCGAGTGCGACCTGCCGACCTACATGCGTCACAACTACGACGCCGTGCTCACCATCCCGCTGTTCTTCTCGGACTACGGGTCAACTGGTGCTCGCCTGTACGTCATGGAGGACGGCCCGAACTGTGCCATCTGCTTCACACAGAAGCAGCTCGATGACGAGTGGAACGGCTCGGTCGATGACGCCACCAAGTACGCCGAGGCTCGCGTCAACGAACTGGACCAGTGGCTCCAGGGCTACGTGTTCGGCATCGTGATACGTGACCGTGAGGGCGGCGAAGTCATGGAGTCCGTGTGGGGCTTCATTGGCGAACCCGACGAGGGCTACATCAAGGCCGAGGCCGCGTCCATGGCCGAGAGCTGCGCCGAGCAGGTCCAGCATGAGGCCGAGCTTGCTCAGGAGTGGGCCGCTCGCGGGGTGGTGACAGTGCCGTGATTACCTACCGCGTCAGTAAGCAGTACGAGGGCGTCTACCACGTGCTCGATGACGAAGGCGAGCGCGTGGCACGGGTCGCGAGATTCATGCCCGGACCCATGGTGTCCTTCGATGGACCACGAATCACGCCACCGAACCTGGCGAAGGCGATTGCGCGAGCAATGCAGAGACTTGCAAGCGACATCGAACGAGCCACAACCTGATGCGCGATGCCACACCTGTGGCACCGTGCTACACTCTGACTCCCGTCAACCACTAGCGAACTGGAGACTCGCATGACCACGACCACCGTTACGAGCCAGCTACACGCTCGGTTCGACGCCATCTTCAACCCGAAGACCGGCTTCCTCGCTCGGAACAACGTCGAGCGAACTGAGGAGATCGAGCTGCTGGCCATCGCGATCATCTCAGGTATCGACCTGCTCTTCCTGGGCGACCCAGGCGTCGGCAAGACCTGGCTCATCGAGCTGCTGACCGACTACTGCATCGACGCCGCCGAGCTGTTCACGCACCTCCTGGCGAAGGACCAGAGCGTGTCCGAGCTGCTGGGCGAGAAGGACGTGATGGCCATGAAGGAAGGCCGGACCGCCCGCATCACCGCTGGCTCGCTCATCGAGGCGAACCTGGCCTACTTGGACGAGATTTTCAAGGGGTCGCCGCCGATGCTCAACCCGCTGCTGGACATCTTCGCTAAGCGCCAACTGAAGATCGGCGGTAAGGTCATCGACTGCTCGCAGCTCATCACGATTCTGATGTCATCGAACGAGCTGCCTGACCGCGAGGACTTGCAGGCGTTCCGCGACCGAATCGCCATCACCAAGGTCGTTCAGCCGGTGCAGACGCCGGAGGGACGCAAGTCGGTGTCACTGATCCAGCTCGGCTATGACGTGGACGGCATCGACTCCACTGATCTCGAACCGCTCACGCTGGACGACATCAAGACGATCCGCGACGCTGCCCGCGCCATCCCAGTGCCCGAGCCGGTGCTGGAGAAGATGGGCGAACTGGAGCAGAAGTGCTTGGAGGCTGGCTTCATGGTCTCCCAGCGGCGCAAGCGTGACATCTGGCGGGCGATGCGGTCTCGCGCTTGGCTGCGCGGCCGTGACACCGTGGTCATGGACGACTTCCTCGTTGCCGAGCACATGGCGTGGAGTCTGCCTGACCACCACAAGCCAGCTCGCGACATCGTGACCGATCTCGCCAGCAAGTTCACTCGCAAGGCCAGGCGGCTGCGCGAGGCCATGGAGGCCGTACGGGCCGAGATGGCGAAGCTGGAGCAGGACGCGGCCAAGCTGGACGAGGCCGAGCGCCGTGACAAGATGGGCGAAGGGTGGCAGTTCGCCACTCAGCTCAAGAAACTGCTTGACGAGGGCAAGGACCAAATCACCGAAGGCGAGGCCGAGGGCGAGGACGTGTCTGTCACCCGCGAAGTTGTAGCCGAGATCAAGAGCTATCACAAGTGGGTGGTCGGCTACCTGTCCGGCACCGACGACGATGATGACGACGAGTAGGACTCTGACACCGACGACCGGCCGCCGCGCACATCGGCGCGGCGGCACTGGAGGCACAACATGCCGGTCATCTCACTGACTGACCTGCTGGGCGAGAACGGCAACAAGATCGGTACGCCCGAACTTCAGTTGCCTGACAGCGTGCTGACCCACGATTCGATGGACAGCATGCAGTACAAGAACTTCCGCGATGACAGCCCGCGATTCCGGGCCATCGCCGTCGATGAGGCGCCGCAGATTCCCCGCGAAGTGCCCGAGCCTGACCCCATCGACATGACAGCCGCCACGCCCGAAGAGTTCATCGCGTACCAAGAGGCCATGAAGGCTCACAAGGACGCGACCGAGAACGCTCCGGCCTACCACGCATGGGCCGAGCTGTGCCGGGACGTGTTCTACAGCTACCACGCTCACTTCCGGCCCGAGATCATCGAGCCGGTTGACCCGCGCGTCGAGCTGCACAAGCGCATCATGCCGAAGCTGATCGCCAGCGACTCGCACTCAGCCGCTCGCAACACGACCATGGACGACGCTTCCATGGCTGGCATCGCCACCATGGCGTTCGCCAAGGAACTGCGCCGCATCCTGACCGACGAGCTGCTTGAGCAGTCGCAAGAGTCGCAGGAGTACAGCGACCTTGAGCAGCAGGTCCGTGACACCATCGACCAGCTCGGACAGGCTCAGGGGCACGCTCAGGAGCTTGCCGACGCCGGACAGCCGGTGCCCGCGAACCTGACAGCGGAGATCGACCAGCTCGCTCAGCAGCAGGCCGACCTACAGCAGCAGGCCGCCGACGTGGCCGACAACTTCAGTCCCATGGACGCACAGGCACTCGCCGCCATCGAGCGGGCCGCCCAGGCTGCCCATGAGGCGGCCGAGCAGGCCAGCAACGTACCGAAGTTCGGCAGCGGTCTAGGCAAGGGCGAGCCGGTCTACGAATCGCCCGAGCAAGCTCTGACCATCGCCCAGATGTGGGCCGAGAACCCGCAGCTCCGCGCCATGGCCGAGCGGTTCGGTCGGCTGGACCGTGACATTCGGTTCCGGCGTGCGAAGCGCATCGTCGGCGGCAACGACGAGATCGTTGACGTTGAGTTTGGGGACAACTTGAATCGCGTCCTAAGCTCCGAGCTGTCCGAGTTCGCAGACGACGATCTGGAGCTGGGCTTCCTCCAGCGGTACGGCGACCAAGAGCTGCTTCAGTTCAGCACCGTCGGTGAGGAGCACGCCGGACGCGGGCCGATCATCGTGGCGCCGGACGCCAGCTACTCCATGAAGGGCGAGCGCAACATCTGGGCACGGGCCGTGTGCATGTGCCTACTCCACATCGCTCGGCTGGAGAAGCGTGACTTCGCCTGTGTCGAATGGGCGGACATGGACGAGGTGTTCGTCACCGAGTTCAAGGGGCGCGAGGCCATGGACGCACAGAAGATCGTGGACATGGCCAGTCACTTCTTCGGAGGTGGCACCGCGCCATACCAGGCCGTCAAGGGCGCCGCTGACATCATGCAGCGCGCACCCGAGTTCAAGAAGGCCGACATCGTGCTCATCGGTGACGGTGACGCACCGTACGGCGACGCTGACAAGCGTCTGCGCAACCGACTCAACGAGATGGGTGTGCGCATCTTCGGAATCGCCATCGGGCGCGACTCGCGCCGCTTCCCCTACTTGGAGGGCTACTCCGACTACGTGGTCCGGGTCGAGGACTTCGAGCTGAACGACCCGTCCCACGCCACCGCCGAGCTGGCCGTCCACCTGACATGACAACCGACCAACTGCAATCCCACCGTTAGGAGCGTGACCACATGTCCGCAACAATGACCACCCCCGATGTCCTGAAGGGCATGGTCGCCGTGTCGAAGGACTCCAAGGTCAAGCCGCTGGGCTACATCGTGTGGTCCAGCGTCCCCATGGAGGACGTGTCTCTGAGCCGGGTCATCCGGCGCTGGGGCATGGCAGGTCTGGACCCACAGCCGCTTCCCCGCGATCCCCGCGCCGTCGATGCGTTCAAGCGCGCCGTACGGGACGAGGAGAAGGCCGGGACGTACGTCGATGACAAGACTGGCACGAAGGTCGAGACCGACATTCGGCTGGTGCTGGAGAACAACGAGGACGTGATCTATCAGGTGACACGTGTTGAGCGTGACACCTCCGACGAGCGTGTCCTGTACTCCGGCGCCGTCAAGGTCTGGTTTTCCAAGGCCAGCGAGACCGTCGGCTTCAAGGCGCTCGAAGGTGCCAACCGGCCCACGGTCGTGGCCATCATGGACAGCATCCAGACCCGCGTTGACCAGAACGCCAAGCGCATCACTGGCGCCAAGGTCAGGGAGATGGTCCGTGACTACATCGTCAACGTGCACGATGAGGGCCGCGTCGATGAGAAGACCGGCAAGACGTACGGCAATCAGGTCGGCCTCAGCGGCACTCCCATCGGTGGGCCGCGTCAGTCGATCTACTTCGTGCTGGAGCGCCACCGCAGGACGCTGGACGCGCTGGCCGAGTTCCTGAACAGCCTCTACAAGCCCGAAGGTCGGGCGTTCCTCTACTACGCTCCGATGGCAGACGGTGCCAGCGAGCGTGAGTTGATTCGTAGGTCGTTCATGACCACGATCATGGAGGAGCTTGAGGAGGAGATCGCCACCGTCGCTGACCTGCTCCGGCCAGTCAACCCCAACGACACTTCCGGCGATGCCCGTAAGCGGGGCGTCCGCGAAGATGTCATGAAGCACCACTACGGGAAGCTGGACCAGCTCAAGCGCAAGCTGGGCGAGTACCAGGGCGCGCTCAAGAGCGAGGTTGGCGATGTCGAGACCCGCATGGAGGTGCTGAACCGGCAGCTCCGCAAGCTGCTCGGCGTCTGACCAACCACGACAGTGCGGAGAGTGTGGCACGCTGCTACACTCTCCGCCCTACCGAATGGGAGCACACATGCACCATCACGATCTTTCTCGCACCGCCCGCATCGCCCGACACCATGACCACGGCGGCGGCACACCGACCGGCCGCGTGCCCGCTGGCCACGGCCAGAGTCTCCACGACCGCTACCCCAACTTCATGCGTGAGGTTGGCCAGGACCCGCTCTCCCGGGAGATGCGCGCGATTCACCAGGCCATCTGGGGCGACGGTGCCACCGGCCCGAAGGTCCAGCTCAAGCCACTGAGCTTCGATGACCGCAGCGGCAACAAGTTGCGGCCGTCCACGTTCGACACGATGATCGGCCAGGACAGGCTCAAGCGCCTCATGGCCCGCATCGTTGCTAACAGCAGAACTTCAGGTCGTCCGTTGGACCACATCATGCTGGCTGGCCAGTCGGGCACCGGCAAGACCACGCTGGCACAGGTCGTCGCTCATGAGTGCGGACGGCGTGTGTACCAGATCAAGGCCCCGGTCGATCTGGCGACGCTGGACGCGCTGCGCACGACCTGCGAGGACGGCGATGTCGTCATCGTGGACGAGATTCATCAGCAGGTCTCCGGCGACAGGCGAGGCGTCACGCAGGCTGCCGACCCCGAGGACTTCTATCACGTCATGGAGGACCGTCGGCTGCCGACACAGAGCGGCATGCTGCCCTTCCCGGCCGTGACCTTCATCGGCTGCACCACCGACATCGGCCTGCTGCCGGAAGCGTTCTGCAACCGCTTCCCGCTGACCCTGACGCTGGACCCCTACACCTTCGCGGACATGACCAGTCTGGCCCACCTCAACGGGCAGCAGCTCGGAGTGCACCTGACACCAGAGGCCGAGGCTATCTTCGGACTTGCGTCACGGCGTAACCCGAGGCAGGTCAACACCTACGTCCGCAATGCGATGGCGCTCGGCTGCGATCCCGTGACCGATGCCGACGCGGAGGCCGTGGTCCGCGATCTGAACGGCTGCACGCTAGACGGCCTGACCATCGACATGCAGAAGATGCTCAAGTCCCTGCTCCGCTCCAAGCGGACGCGGCGGGTGGACAACACTGTCATCTACCAGGCCAGCGTGAACACCATCGCCACGGCGCTGGGCCACTCACGCGACACCAAGGCCGTGGCGCTGTTCGTTGAGCCGTACCTGATCGAGGAGGGCTACGTCTGCGTGACCCACGGCGGACGCCAGCTCACCGACGCCGGAATCGAGAGAGCGAGGCAGCTATGAGTGTGGTTGTTGAGATTCGCGTGCAGGTCGAGATCGAGGAGGACGACGACTTCTACATCGAGGACGGCGATGTCGATGCCGCTGGCATCGCGCTGGACGTGGAGTCGGCGCTATCCAACTTCCACATCGTCGGTCTGGTGGACGTGACACCAGCATGAGTGCCGTCACCTACACCACCGGCAAGGCCACGGCCGAGGCCATCGCCGCCACCGTACCGGCCGAGTTCGTCATCGAGTGCGGCGGCAAGGCCGTCATCAAGGTCTACGCCACCAACCGGGGCGAGTTCATGACCTACCGCACGCGCGAGGCGGCCGAGGCCGATCTCGGCGCCGTGCTAGGCGACCTTCCCGCCGCCAGTGTCCACCACCAAGAGGAGAGCGTGTAATGCAGATCAAGTGCCGAGCCAAGCGATCCCCGAACTGCTACGAGGGGCGCGAGTGTGTGTCCGTCTATGGCGGGTACGACAGCATGGACGATGACGGCACATTCGATGGCGAGACCGTCATCTGTGACGCCTGCTACATCGCCATCGGCCAGCCCGCACTCCCCGTTGAAGAAGTGACCAGCCGCCAGCAGGTCATCGACCACGTAAACCGCGCGCTAGAGGAGGACCGATGACAACCGTCAGCGGCAGCAAGCTGGACGAGATTCGCGAACGCTTCGAGAGCATCACCCCGCCGCCGTGGGACTGGTTCGGCAACACGGAGACCGATCAGGTTTACCTTGGCACACCGGACCGTGGGCGCCTCTACATCATGACCCCCACGCTGCGCAACGAGCAGTACGTCTACGACGAGGACGAGATGGAGAGCTACACACTGGAGCAGGCTCGCGCGAATGTCATCGGCAAGTGGTGCCCTGCGCACAGTGACTCCGATCTGGACTTCCCGCCGCCGTGCCTGTGTGACGAGCTGCGCGAGTTCATGCGCGGCGACATGGACCCGGCCGAGGCCAGCCGTCGCTTCGAGACTTGGCTCCAATTGGAGTTCGGCCGTAGCAGCGATCAGTTCCCCAACCTGATTCGCGGCGTGCAGGTCCACCCTGACATACGGTTCCGCTTCGACGGCTCGATGCGGTCCTACCGCGAGTCCGGCCCACGGTACGAGGTGCTGGGCTACAGGACCAAGGCGCAGTGGGAGATGGACCAGGGCGGCGCCATCGGCGTGAAGGACGCGCTCTACCGTGAGGACTTCAAGGGTCTACACGTCCCAGACGCCGACTTCATCGCACACTCCGCCGAGGACGTTGATTACCTGCTCAAGCGGCTCGCGGCGGCCGAGGAGCACATCGAGTCACTTCAGCAGCTCTGCATGGCCGAGGCCCGTGGACACCAGTTCCAGTCCACGGCCGACGCACGCGCCGTCGCGGCTACGACGCTGGAGAGGTGGGAGCAGCGGCAATGACCTTCCTTGACGGCGTGCTGCCCAGTCCCGAGGAGCGCGTGCGCACATCGCTTACCCGTGAACTTGAGCTGCGTCGTAAGCGACTGGAAGAGGCTGCGCAATTTTCGCCAGGTGACGGCTACGTTTATCGCGGGGGTGCTGACCTTGCGCTCAGGCACGGCAAGTTCTACCCCGGCCGCCTGCTGCCCGCCCAGTACATGCCGCACCAAGGCGACCTGGGGCACTGCTTCGCCAACGCACAGAACGCCGCCAACGCCGACCCGTCGCTGACCTACTGCGAGGGCTACTACACGACAGGCTACGGCGTGCCACTGGCTCACGCCTGGTGTGTGGCGCCGGACGGTGAGATGCTGGAGCTGACATTCCCGCTACAGCACTTGGACAGGGCGCGCAGTCCCGAGACCAAGATGAAGTTCCTGCCGCCCGAGCACTGGGGCTACTACGGCCTAACTTTCGATGTGCGGTTGGTCAACGACCACGACGGCAAGTTCGGCCTCCCGATGCTGGACCGCCTCACCTCGGAGCTGATCCACCATTCCCTCGAACAGCACGACCCGGCCCGGTACGACAACAGCCGCCACGACTTCCCGATTCTCAAGCTGCCATACGATCCCAACCGAACGGAGTTGACATGACCCGAGCTAGAGGCGTCCCGCGAACCTACCCGAAGATTCCCCGGACGTACAACTTCACCGTCGCTGGCACCGGCCAGTTCCCCATCGACATGCTGCGCTTCGACATGTGTCGGCCCGCCAGCGAGAGTGATTCCAACGAGATCGAGCGCAGCTACCAGCCACGCAATCGCGTCGAGCACCGCGTGCGCCTGGTCGGTCCGAAGGCCCCGACCGAGCCGCGCTGGGGGAGCTTTGGCTGGGCAGTGGAGGGCGTCATCTGATGCCCAACCAGTGCACATGCCTGCGCCCGTCGGTGCGCCCGAAGCAGTACGTCTGCCTCACGTGCGGCGGCATCACCAGTGGCCCGCTGCGCAGTGACACCGTGAGGCTGGACGCCTGGCACACGCCAGCCACCGACTACCCGCGCACCCGCGTGGGCAAGGCGGAGATCGTGACGTTCCAGTACACACCCGGCATCTACCGGAACTACATGCAGCGCGGCTTCCTGTACTTCGAGAACAACCGCCCGCTGCCTATCACTGATCTCCAGATTGGTGGTAAGACGTGGATGGTGGACGACCCGCCGCACTGGTGGGCGATGGAGGAGCACGCGGAGGCGTTGACCGGCCACGTGCTGTGTGCTGGCCTCGGCCTGGGCCTCATGGTCCACACGCTGACCGCGAACCCCCGCGTCGAGCACATCACGGTCGTTGAGCGCGAGCGGGACGTGATAAGGCTGGTGGCGCCCCACGTGCCCCACGACAAGCTGGACATCGTGTGCGACGACTTCTACACGGTGGACCCGAGCAGCATCGAGCCGGTTGACGGCGTGCTGTTCGACCTGTTCGTCAGTCACGACAGCATTGGCGAGGGCCTGCTGGGCCAGGGCATGAGCACTGCGGCCGACATCTACGACCGCTGGTCGCCCACCGTGGTCCGCATTCACGGCCTGCCAAACCCGTGGGTGGGAGACACGGGGCTGGCCATCGCAGAGTCGAGGCGTGCCCTATGACGCCACTCAAGTTGCGTCGTAAGAGGCGGACTTCGCCGTGGCGAAAAATCTCCAGGGCCTACAAGTACCGCCGAGCACTGCATACCTATGAGGAGAGAGTCGTGCTGCGCGTCATGACAGAGCGCAAGGGCACGGGCAGTGCGCATAGCTGGACCGAGGACGAGCCTAACCGCTGGAACGAGCGCACGCTGCAAAAGGTCTTCGTGCGCCTGTCCCACCACAACTACGCCAAGCCAGCGCGCCGGAGCGGTGCGTTCTTCCGAGGACGGCGCGTCTACTACACCATCACCGACCACGGTCGCACACGACTACGAGAACTGGAGGAGTCATGAACGGCGAGAGAGCACTCATCGAGCGGGCGATGGCCGGGGTCGCCGTCGTGCCGTGCGGACGCTGCCAGGGCGAGGGCCAGATCGGCGCGCCCACCCTACGCATCGCATGCCCCGTGTGCCGGGGCTGCTGCGTGACCACCATTACGACGCAACTGGAGGTGGGAGGTGGCGAGGACTGACACGGCAGTCGAGCGGGCCAGCCGAGCCGCCCGACAGGCGCTCAACCAGGCCATCGGTGAGGACTACGAGCTGCGCCGCATCCGATACGACAAGGACGCCCGTGGCCAAGACACCTTCGGCCGCCATCCCACGGGCGGCTACTGGCATGCCCGCATCATCGTGGACGGGACGCGCAAGGTCTACTTCCACTGCCAGTACGGGTCCTGGCTGGCACCTGGGGACAGTGGCACGCTGAAGGAACCCGAGGCCGTGCTGGGGACCAGTCTTGGCCGCACCGTCAAGTTCATGCTGGCCGACGAGGCCCGCCGACGCCTGAGAGGAGAGCGTCATGTCGATACCGAGCAGGCTGACAACGCCGGAAGCGATGACACGCCTGTGCCTGACGCTGGAGTACCCGCGTGACGAAATCATCGACGCGCTGGGCCAGACGTTCGGCATGAGCCATGAGTCCGCCGCCGAGATGGTGGACGAACTGGCAGAAACATCTCACAACTAACCGCCACCTGTAGTACAGTGCAACACCGTGAGCTACACATCAACCAACCAGAGGAGGGGCCGCATGGCCACTGCCACACTCACACCGAAGCAGAAGCAGGTCAAAGACCTGCTTGACCAGGGCAAGACTCCCGCCGAAGTGGCGAAGACGCTCAAGGTCAACGTCAACAGCATCTACCAGCACATTCGCCGCATGGGCGCGTCGGGTGCCACCACCAAGCGTGCCGGTGCCAAGCGCACCACCGCTCGCAAGAGCACTGCCCGGAAGAGCACGGCTCGTAAGAGCACCACTCGCAAGCCGAGCACGCGACGGAGCGCGACACGCAAGAGCACCACGCGGAGGGCGCCACGGCGCCCCACGCCTGCCCCTGCGCCCGCTCCGGTCGCTGAGGCGAGGGCCATGACGCCACTCCAGGCGATCAGGCACCGCAAGTCGGAGATCGAGGCGCAGATCACCGAGTCGGCGCGGCGTGTCGCTGAGGCCGAGAAGGTCTACAACAGCGAGAAGGACTCGCACGCCAAGCTGGAGGCCAACCGGGCCGACGAGCTGAAGCAGCTCACCGCTGCCGAGGCCGCCCTGTCCGGCGCCAAGCCGAAGCCGAAGCGGTCCTCCGCCAAGGCCGGGGCATCGCGGAACGGGACCGGCTCCAAGGCCGGGGCCAAGGCTGCCGCTCAGACGGCCGCTCCGGCTCCCTCAGCGCCTCCTACGGGTGGACAGGAGTCTGCCTCTACCCCCGAGCCGGACCCTACCCCAGCCGACGCCGCTGGGACGACTGGTTCGACTACTGAGCCGGTCGAGGGCGGCGAGCTGGCCGCCGTGGGTGCGCGTGTCGAAGAGGAGCGTCCCGGCGTGCCGACCGAGCCGGAGTTCCAGCAGGAGGGCGACGACCCCTTCGCCACGTAGTTGCCTCAGGCGCGGTGCTACACCGTACCGTGTAGCACCGCGCCCCATCACCCGACACGGAGACCCACATGGACACCGACACACTCCTCTCCCGCTTCGAGGCCGAGTACCTTGAGGTGAACAGCATCAGTCCCGACCGGCGCGGCGAACAGCTCCGCGTCCTTCGTCGTTTCGAGGCCGGACTGGACCACCCGCTCATCGAGCTGACGCGACAGGACTTCACCACGTTCCTGGGCGCCGAGCTGAAGCGCGGTGTGTCCCCGAACACCACGCGCAAGTACCGCATCATGATCCGCTCGTTCATCACCTGGGCTAGCGAGGCCGATCTCATCGACACGGACCGTACGCTTCAACTTCAGTCTGTTCCTAACCCGCGTGGCAGCACCAGCCACGGCAAGCCGAACCCCTACAAGCAGAGCGAAGTCGCGGAGATGCGGCGCCGCTTGGCTGAGGTGTACCCGGCGCTGCCTGCCTACGGGCGCGGGTCTCGCCTGCTCACGCGGTTCGTGCAGGGCAAGTCTCCGGCGATGCGCCGTCACCTCCTGCGCCACGCACGGCGCGTGCAGTTGGAGGCACAGATCGCGCTCGCCATCGAGGAGGGGCTACGCAGCATCGAGATCATGACGCTTACCATCCCGGCGCTCCACTACGACAACACCGACGTGGTGGTCAGGACCGCGAAGAAGGGACCGGGCGTGCCGCAGATGCGTGCCGTGCCCTACTTCCCCCACGCCAGGGAGTGCATGCGCGAATGGCTGGACTTGCGTTGGCTGCTAAGGCCGGACCACGATTCACCGTGGCTGGCCCTGACACGTGACGGGCTGCGCGATCAGCAGCTCGCACCGCTCAGCGTGCGGAGCTTCCGCGAGTCGCTGGGCATCCTGGGACCGTGGCGCTGGCATCGCCTGCGTCACACTGCCATCACTGGCTGGGCCGCTGCGGGCATCCCGCTGGTCCAAATGCAGATCGCGGCCGGTCACGCTCGCATCGAGCAGACCATGGAGTACGTCAAGCTCGCGAACAGTGACGTGTCCTCTGCGTTCGGGGCGGCCTCGGAGGAGTTCGCTCGGCGCATGGGCCTGGCAGCATGAGCACCGTCGGCTGGTGCTTCGCGGTCGGCGTGCTCGCGTTCATCGCGGGCATGATGCTCGGCTACTACTGGCCACGGCTATGACACACCCACTCATCGAGAAGTACGGCGACCCGGTGCCGCTGCTTACGAGCGAACCGCAGTCCGCCACTGACCTGTACTACCTCTGGGCCGACACCCCGGAGTGGAAGTCGCTGAACCGCCGTCGCCGGAACGAACGGCGCTGGCTCGGCAGGCACCTACAACACCTAGCGAACGAGGGAGCGATACAGCATGGAACCGTCACCACAGAGCACGGCGGAGAGTGGAGAGGCTTCTGGGTGGACACCCCTGACACAGAGGCCCATCGACCCGGAGTTCGTCAGGAAGATGGCGGCGTTCCACACGTCAGGGGCGTCGGCCAATCCGTTCGTTGACCAAGTGCATGAGGTGTGGGCGAACGACCAGTACGAAGTCATCGTGCGCTACATCGAGCCGCGCGGCAAGGGAGGCGCCCTGCACCTGTCGATCAAGCGGTACGACCGCGAGCCTGCCCGTGACTGGCGTCACCTCCAGTCGATCAAGAACGAGATCGCAGGCTGGGAGCGGGAGGCATTCGAGCTGTTCCCGCGCGAGAGCCGTCTAGTGGACCAGGCCAACCAGACCCACCTCTGGGTCATGGAGGCTGGCGTCACATTGGAGATCGGCTTCCGCGACCGCGACGTGAAGACCGAGGCCGAGTCTCGCGCGGCAATGCAGGCCGTGCTCGGCCCCGGCCCGGACAAGGGGCGCCAGCGAGACTGGGAGCCAGGCATTAGCACCGGACCTGAGTTTGCCCGTAGAAGGGGAATCACATGAGCGAGATCACCTACTGGGACCAGCCTGCCATGCTGAAGGTGGGGCACTGGCGGGAGATGAAGTACGACGCCGAGGTGGAGGTTGACGGGCTGCGCTGGCTGCGCGCCCATGGTGGCTTTGGCGATGGCCAGGACGACCGCGAGGACTGGGTGCTGGCGCTGGACGAGGTGGGCAGTCACGTCAAACGCTGGAAGAACCAGCAGCGATGGGAGGGACGCGCTGGCGACTTCGACACCATGGAGGAGGCGATGCGCGCCGCCATCCCCCTGGAGGCCCACTACACCGAACAGAAGCTCATGGAGCTGAAGGACGAGGTGGAGCGCATGCAGCACTCGCTAGACGCGCTCAACGCCGCCGCGAGGAGGGCACCGTGAGCGTCAGGTTCACTGACGACGGCGAGGAGATCGTCCGCGAGGGCGACGTGGCCACCGTACGCTGGAACGGCGACGGCAGCTACACCCCGAAGTGCACGATGTGTGACTACGAGGGCACCACGCAGGGCGTCCACGCCATCGCTGTCAACATCGCCCGGACCCACACGACGGGGGCGAAGCACCAGCACAAGCTCAAGCAGTCAGGAACGACGACGGCCGCCACGTAGGACGGCCGTCAGAGGGTCGAGAGTGTGTTCGGGTTCTTCCGCCAGGGGTCCACGACCATACGCGGCGCACCTTGGTTCGGCATGCCTTACGCCGCGCGGCTCCCTACTAGCTGGTCCTCGGCCCGCACCGTTTGTACGGTGCTGATCTCTACGACCTGACTGGAGTTCGGCCGCGACGGCCGCCAGTCGGCAAACTTTTCGCGCAACGCCGTCATCGACCGGAACACCTCGGTCTTGGTGATGCCGAGCCGGAGCGCGATCTCGCTCTTGGTGTGGTCGGTCATCAGGAGGACGAGCACGCGCGCCTCGGTGTGTGTCACACCAGCGGGTAGGACAAAGCGCCCTTCCTCGATCTGGGAGAACACCTCTTCGCGCTCAACGAAGTGGAACTGGCCATCGAAGGCTTCCTGGCGCGACAGGTCATCCCAGCCACGCATGTCCTCGATGTGCAGAAACTCCACCCCGAACGTGACACGGCGCTTGGCCTCTCGGCCCGCGCCGCGCTTGAAGTCCTTGATCTTGTTGGTGAGCGCGCCGAAGACGTACCGCTCCAGTGTCAGGGGCGAGCGTGCCGGGTCGTAGCGGGGTATCACGCTCCAGACCTTGATGCGCAGCTCTTGCGCCAGGTCGTCCTCCTCCATGCCAATGCGGGAGGCGAACATACGTGCGGTGCTGACGACTAATCCCTCGAAGGACCGAAGGTCCCCAACCGTCTGCTCTCCGCCAGTGGAGCAGGCTTCAATCATCCGAGCGGGAGCTTAGCACGGCCGACGACGGAACTGAAGTCTGGTCCTTAGCCGGACTCGTAGTGGTGGCAGACGTGGGCCTGGAGTGTGGCGCTGTACTCCATCTGCCCACCACACTCAGGGCAGGGGCGACCGCCCAGCCGCAGCAGTGCGTCATCGAGGACCGACACCCAGCGGGCCAGCTCCTCGTCGTCCACCTCTTCGGTGCCACGGACGCGCTCGATGTCGTCACGGAGCGACGCCAGTTCGGTTCTAACCACCTCGCCAGCCATCAGAAACCTGGGTCATCTCCGAAGTTCTGGGCCGCCCGACTCTGGACGGACCCGCCAGCGTTCACCTCGGCCACGGTCTCGGTGCGGTGCGCCCCCTCTAGCGCGCCCACCCGCTGTGACAGCTTGGCAATCCGGCTGAACGCCTCGTCCAGTTGCTCTTTCAGCTCGTTGAGTTGGTCGGTCGTGCTGACCCCTCCCTTCGAGTTCTTCGGGTACAGGGTGAAGCTCCGGCCGTGCTGCTCTGAGTTGAACGGCACGACCGTCACTTCGATCTCCTGGCCGATGGCCAGCGCCGTGAACGAGCGGAGCTTCTGGTTGATCTTCACTCCGTCCTGTGCGCGGTGCGCCTCCACCTCGTAGATGGTGTACGAATCGCCGCGCCGGTTGACACCGCTGTAGACCTGACGGCACGCCGCGATCTTCAGCTTCATGTCCTTCCCGCCCTGGCGCTGGTCTGTCATGACTGCTTGTCCACCTCCAGCTTGCCCCACGGCGGCCTGAGTGTCACACTCTGCCTCGGCCCGGTGGGAATCCTGGTGGTCAGCACCCGCTCGAAGCGGTAGAGGGCGCGCTTCCTGGCGTCGTCCTCGTCGGTGGCCAGCACGGTGATCTCGAACAGCAGCTCAGGCTCGCCGTTGACGCGGACCTGCTCCACCTTGCCCTTCATGTCGGGAATGGTGTCGGCCATCTTGGTCGTCATGAGCAGCGAGGCCCGCGCCAGATGCGCCTCGCGGTCCTTGCGCTCGGCGGGCCTGCCTGGCGTGAAGCGCGTCCACCGTCGCACACGGTAACTGTCCACTTGGAGTCTGTCCGTAGAGACCTTCTCTGCGTACGTGCCGTTCATCGGCTCCTCCAGAACTCCACGTTCAGGTCCCACTTCAGGCGGCGGTACAGCTCGACGCGGAACTTCTCGCCGCCGCTGGTGGCTAGACGGTGACACTCCAGCGTCCAGCGACGGAGCAGTGTCACCTCGAACCCCCGACCCTTGCGGGCGTTGATCCCCTTGACCACCGCCCGAACACCGCGCCTGAAGAGTGAGCGGTCGCGCTCCATGCGCCTCTGCTCCTCGCGAGCCATCCGTAGTAGCTCTCGCTGGTTGCCTGCGGGGTCGTCGGGCAACTCGTACGGCTTGACAGGCTCGCCGTCCACGACGGGCCATCCGTTTCTGCGTCCGATCATCTGCGCCTCGCTCTCCATTTGCCGGTCATCATGTCTCGCTCGAAGCCGCGCTCCTCCATGTGCTGCACCATCGCCTTTGGTGACACGACGGCGGGCAGCTCATCGAGCGCGGCGCGTAGACGGCGATCCTGAGCGGCTTGGTGGTTACGGGCCATCTCAAGTCGCCGCCTACGCTGCCGTGCAGAGGCCATGCCTAGCTGATCTGAAGCCGCTGCTTCGACGGCTCGGGGGGCAGGGGCTTGACCACCTTCGGCTGGAAGTGCAGGGCCGCAGTGGCGACGAGGTTGACACCATCCTGCGGTCCGCCGCACGCCGCGAAGCCGACCTTCAGGGCGTCCTCGGCGTTCTTACACAGCGCCACCGTCTGACGCTTGCTGCCAGGCTCGCGCTTGGTCAGCATCTTGCCGTCGGCACTCTCGTACCAGTGGACCTGGGTGAACTTGCCCGGTCCATCGACACGCAAGATGACATACCGCCGCGCCGTTGCCCGACCGCGCTTGTCCTTCGGCTCCTCAGGGAGCGGTGCGTCCTCCACGTCGCTCGACTCGCTGGAGGACGAGTCGGACGTTGCGGCGGGTGAAGGCTGCGCGGGCGAGGCTGGGGTAGGGTCGCCCTGGTCACCCCCCGTCTGCTCCGCCGAAGCACCATTCGTCGCCTCGGTAGAAGCCGGGGTGCTTTCCCCGCTCGGCGCAGCGGCAGCGGCCGGTTCGCTCGGCGCAGGCTCCCCAGGCTGCGGCGAAGCGTCGGGCGTTGCTGCGGGCGACGGTTCCGGCGAGGACGGCGTAGGGTCCGGCGTGGCCTCCTGGGCCACCTCAGCGGGCGCAGGGGCGGCCTGGGGCTGCACGTCCACCTCGCTGGTGGGCTGGGCGGCCGGTTCTGTCTGCGTGCCGCTCTGGGCGCCGTCGTTCGGGGCGTGCGCCGGGGCGGCCTGGCCTGGCGCCACCTCGTTGCCTTCCTTATCGACGGTCTTCAGTTCGCCGCTTGCCTCACCGTCGCCGTCGGTCGTCGGCTCATGCTGCTCGAAGTCACCGAACTCGGTCCCGGCGAACGGGTCGTTCTCTCCCGTTGTCTCGACCTGCGCGAATGGGTCTGAACCTTCCATGCTGCTCCTCTCGTTAGGCGGGTAGCACCCGCATTTTGTCTGCCTCGAACAGGAACTTCTCACTACCGCCTGGTCCGAAGCGGCTCTTCTCCCATGACAGCTCCATCTCGTTGTCACGGAGTAGCCCCATCTCGTACCGTGCCTCTTCTGACATGTACTTGCTGGGGTTCCACATGAAGCCCACGAAGTCGGCGTGCGCTGACACCTGACCTGAGCCTCGAAGGTCTGACAGTCTTGGTTTGGGTGACTCGCCGCCCTGACCACGCCCCACCTTCACAGTGTGCGCCAGGCAGAGCACGGCGATGTTCAAGTCCTTGGCCAACGATTCCTTCAGGAAGCGGACCTTGGCCTCGTCCTCCTGATTGGGGTTGGTGTAGCGCCGGTCGGTGTCGATCATGCGGAAGTGGTCGATGACAACGAAGCCGATGTTCGCCTTGCGAATGGCCTCGGTGATGAGCGCCCGCATCTGTGACAGCCTGAAGTTGCTGGCGAAGTTGAAGTGCATGGGTAGCTGCTCGCGGTTCTTCCACTCGCGCAAGATGTGGTGGAACTCGTCGCGTGTCAGGTCGCCGGTCCGCAGCTTGCCGCCGTCGATCCCTGTAAGTGACTGGACCATGCGCATCGTGGACCCAAACAGGTTCATCTCCATGGACAGCATCAGCGTGCCAACGCGCTGCTCGGGCTTACGCTGCATCTGCCGTCGGGCGAAACCCATCGCCGCCGACCACGCAACCGCCGTCTTGCCCACGCCGGGGTCTCCCGCCAGGAAGCACAGCTCGCCGGGACCGATGCCCTGCGTCCACTTGTCGATGAACGAGTGGCCGGTGTAGACGCCGATCTCGATGCCCTGCTGCCTGGCCTTCATGATCCGTTCGAGCTGAATGGCGTACTGACGGCCCACGTCCATCCACCCCAGTAGCTCGGAGCGCCGCAGCGAGCCTGCCGTGATCTGTAGGGCCTCGGTGGAGAGCTGGTCGGCCACCTCCTCGGGTGTCAGTTGGCCGTCGCGGAGCTGGGTGATCGCCTGGAAGCACACCATGTCTAGCTGGCGTGCCACCGAGAGCCGCTTGACGAGCGCCGCGTGGTCCAGCACGTTGCCGCCCACCTCGGCCTGCCGGACACGCTGGACGAGCTGACCGGACACCCCACGACTGTCGGTCATGCCCCACGCAGCCGCCAGGTCTTCGCGCACCACCTCGCCCACGATGAGCGGGTCAACGGGCTGACCGCTGTAGTACCGCTCAACACAAGTTGCGTAGAGAAGCCGCGTGTCGCCGTCGGAGAAGTCCTGCTGCTCGATGGGCACGCCGATGATCTCACCGATGATGTCAGGCTGGTTGAGCATGCGAGCGATGACAGACCACTCGGCCTCGCGGTTGATCGGCATGGCCATGATCTCGCTCATGCTGGTGTCACCCCCGCCCCGACCAGCGTGTTCAGGTCTGCGATGTGCTTCTCCCACGGTGAGCCGGGAATCTCGACGCCGTGCTTGACACACCACGTCAACGCCTCCTGCTTCCACTTAGCGACCAACTCCAGTCGCACGCACATCAGGCCGCAGACGCGCTCGGCCGTCGCCACCGCCTCGGGCAGGTCCAGCCAGGCGTCGCGGCTGGTCCATGCGTGGAAGGCGTGGAAGTCCATGACCTTGGCGGCTGACAGGGTGCGCTCGATGATCGACTGCGCCTCTAGGAACGGCGGGTCCTCCGGTACGGGCCGCAGCTCCTCCCACCCCTGGCCGCGCAGCCGGTGATAGGCGCTCGGTGTTACGAACAGGTCCACGTCCCCGATCTCGTCCTTGAGACCGTGCAGCTTCATGACAGCACTGCCGAAGATGACAGGGCCGTCCAGCGGGCCGACGCCCATGTTGGCCAAGCTGCGCTCGACCCAGTAGCCGAAGTTCACGTCACGCATTGCGCTGCCTCAGTGACAGGCCGCCCTTGCGTGCGTGCTCTCGGCCCTCGCGGCCCATCTTCCGCAGCTCGGCGGCGTCGGGCATGTACCACTCCCAGGTCGGCACGGTGGGAATCGGGTTGCCGTAGCCGTCCTCGGCTGGCCACGGCTCCTCGGGGTACATCATCGAGTGCATCCGGCCGGTGCACGTGTTGGCCGGGTCCTTCGGTTCACCCAGGACGCGGCAGGCCAGGAACATCGGTGTGACACCCTCGTCCAAGTCGATGGTCACGACGTAGCCATGACACTCCGGGCACCAGTAGGCATTCTTCCGGTTCTCGAAGCCCGTGCTGAGCGGGTCGCTGCCATGACTCATGACACCCGCCTCCACCCCTTGAACTCGGGCGGCTGGTCCACCCTGGCGGTCACGATGATCGGCTCGACTCCTGGGGAACGACGCAACATCTCCTCCTCGCGCTCGGCGCGCTCGCCGCGCTTGATGGCGGCGATGACCAGACTCATCGTGTCCCGAATGATCCAGTGGCGGTCGGACGGAACAGTGCGCAGCAGCTCGTCAACTGTGACCCCACCGTCTGAACTGTTGGACTGAGCAGGCGCTTTGGCGGCCATCATGTCGATGCGGTCGCCGGGGGTCTCGCTCTGCTTGACCTTGCCGATGGCGTACTGAATGCCGAGCCAGCCGCCGTCGATGTGGTGCTGGCTGACGGCGAGGCCGTTGATGGCCAACTTGAGTCGGTCGATAGGACGCTCGTCCAGGGCGCGCTTGATGAGCTTCCGCGTCGGCTGGGTCAGTCGGGAGTCGGCCTTGCCAGGGACGGTGACCTTGTAGTGCTCGAACACCTCGGCCACGGGGTCGGAGTCGAACAGCCGCCCGTCGCCCACCCCCTCCGCACCGTCTGTGGGGTTCTCTGGTGGTTCTTCATGGTGGTTCTGGGGGGTGGACCCGTTCACACCCCCCCCTGTGGACCCGTCCACACCCCCCTGTGAACCGGCTCCGGGGGGTGAATCGTCCGGCGCCCGCAAGATGACATAGGTGTTGGAAGTCTGCGACCCGTTCTCTCGGACGCGCGACTCTTTCTCGATGACCTGCTCATCTTCCAAGGCCCGGAGGTGCCCGCGCACACTGTCAACGCTGAGTGAGCACTTCGTTGCGAGACTCTTGTGGCTTGGCCAACACACACACTCCTCGCTCGCCGCGTCTGCGATGGCCACGGCGACAAGTTTGCGGGCGGCGGGGGTGATCTCCCTCTCCCACACGCGCCCTAACGCTTCCCAGCTCACACTCTCTCCCTCCTCTTGACCACTGTTGTGGCCTTCGGTACACTGGTTCGGACACCGATGCAGAACGGGCCACGGACGGCCTGAAGGTACGGCACGAATAGCCTGCATCTGCCTCGGTTTCGCATCATCCCAGGACAGGTCCCGTGCTTCCGGTGTCCGCCAGACTCTCCGGTCGCAGGGGGCTTGTCCCTGTCTGCGGCCACCCTAGCGCGAGCGCCGGGTGGTTTCAAGGGGCTAGTCCTCGCTGTTTGCAGGGACGAGGTTGGTCCCGGTCACCTCCTCGGTCTGCCAGTTACGGGCCACCTCAAGTTCGGCGGGCACTGGCTCGCCCTTCTTCGGCTTGCCGGTGTGCTCCTCCAGTGTTGACATCGACATGTTGACAAGTTGGTAGAAGGTGTCACCCATCATCGCGTGCAGCTCGCGCAGTCCGTCGGGCGGAATCGTCTTACTGCGGCGGTCTTTGAGCTGCCAGCCAAGCTCCTGGCGCTGCTCTATCGACATCTCTGCCAACATAGTTTTCAACACCTTTTCAACATGCTCGATGTGCTTGCGGGTGCCGCTCATCTTCGGCAGCTCCTCGCGCACGACGCGCGCCAGCTCCTCGCCCTCGGCCTCGAACGCGACCCGCACTTTGCGACCTTCCTTCGTCAGCGGCGCAGTCAGTGCCAGGCGCCCCTTCCAGTAGTCAGTGGCGCGCTGTGTCTCCCGGCACGTGACAACGAGCGGGCAGTAGCGGCAAAAGTCGTTCTGCTTCGGCTTGTAGGTCTCGTCCGCCATGATGACGCGGACGTTCTCGATGAGCCACTGCTTGATCGTGGCCCGCTGCGCGTCGTTCTTGCTGGTCGGCACCTCACCGAAGCGGAGCTGGTCGTAGGTCTGCTGGAGGAACTGGCACTCGGGGAACCACTCATGTATGCCCCAGTTGTACGACCACATCTGTGGGTCTGAGTGCACCTCGGCCGGTGACTTGCGCCACTTGCTCGACTTGTAGTCGCGGTGCAGGAAGATGCCGGGGTTCGCGATCAGGCGGTGTAGCGCGTCGATGCGGAACCGGAAGTAGATTTGGCCCTCGGTCTCATGGGCGAAGAGCGGGACTCGCGCCTCCATCTCCGAGCCGACGAGAGTGACGCCGAGCGGACGGCGCTTCTCGAACAGACTCAAGTCGTCCCGTAACTGGTCGATGTCGCCGGGGTCAAGGTAGGTCCCCCAGCGCAGCATCACTTCGTGAATCGCCTGCTCATGGGTGAGACCTTCCTTGTCAACGAGGTGCATCGCGTCGTGAATGGCCGACCCGTAGGCATTGGTCCAGTTGGTGTGCCCAGGTGGCTCGTCGCGCTCGCCGGGTTCGAGCTGAAGTCTCTCCGGCAGTTCGATGTGACGGCGCATGTTGAACGCCATGCGCTGCGGACACTCTCGGTAGTTGATGATGTCCGAGATGCCGATGCTGTTGTTGGGCAGCTTCATAGCTTGATCGGTCTCCTCCACAGCTCGATGTCGATGGACCACACGGGGTCACTCAGTCGGTTGCCCCAGGACAGGCCCACGCCAATGAGATCGGTGTCGCGGTAGACCGTGAAGTAGGGTCGGTTCACCATGTCCAGGGCGACGCTGGTGTGCAGCACTACGTGCCGACTCAAGACGCGCCGTAGGTGGCTCCGCAGCTTCATGTACGCTTACTCCGCGCACCGCGCGCCGTCGGGCGATCATCCCCCTGGCGTGTGCCCCTCGGTGTGCCGCCGCGTTGGGGTGCCGCCTGCTCCGAGCCTGCCGCCAAAGGCGACGAAGAGCTGGCGGCCCCCGCGCGGTCGTCTATCGAGCGCAGGAAGTCCACCATGTCGAGGAAGTCCCTGCCCCCGCGTGTCAGTTTGTAGGTCCCGTCGTAGTGCAGGTCGGCCAGGCGGAGGTCACGGGCGCGGGTGAAAGCTCTGTACGTCTGGGCGCTGTCCATCAGCGGAGCACCGGCTTGTAGTCCTGGGGGAACGGACAGCTCTCGGGGCGCCGGTAGCGCGCGTTGAGTCGCCTGTCGGCGGCTTTGCCGATCTGTCGCACGGCCTTGACCATGCCCTCGGCCTGCGCCAATCGTCGCTGGTAATACTCCTGCCCATACGCAGTGTGGTAGTTCTGCGGCTTCTGACACTTGCCCCTGGCCGTCAACCACGGCCCCTGCGAAGCGTAGCCAAAGACGTTCTTGCAGAGATCGGCGGGCCTGTAGTCAGTCATCTCGTAGATGACAAGAATGGCCTGGTGTCGATGGTGACACTCGCGCCAGTCCCCACTCGTCTGGAGGAGCTTGTCGCGCTTGACCTTGAAGATTTCCTCGGTGCACTCCAGCACTGCCTCCACGACGAGCTGACGCATCACGTCATCGAACTGCTCGCCCACATCGACCACCTCTAGCTTCGCTGCCCCCCACGGCGCGATCTCGTCCACCGTGTACTGCGTGACGCCGACCTGCCAGATGCTACAGCCGTCCACGACGATGCGCTGCTTGCACAGCTCGATGACGTTGCCGCCACCCTCAAGCCACTGCTGCTTGAAGACGACCTGCTCGGCCCGACGGCCGACGATGATCTGCACGATGCGGACGCGCTTGAGCAGGCCCTCCCCCGTCATCACGTCCAGCCACACGCGGTCGCGCATGTACTCCGCCAGCACATGCAGCGGCGCGCTGTCGTAGTAAGTCGCTAACTTCAGTTCAGCCATAGAGCGGGTGCACTGTCAGGCCGACGTGCTGCACGCCCTGCTTGTGCTCGAAGGCGCCGATCAGCTCACGCTCGCCCTGCGCCTGCATCGCTGCTGCCACGGTGGCCGGGTCGTAGGCGCCGTAGCTGTCGTGCGCCTCTTTGTCCGTGAACTCGTAGTCGATGACGATGTTCACGCGGACCTTCATGTCTCGGCCAGGACGGGCATGCCCTGCTCCTCCTCGAAGCTCAGCGTCACGGGGACGGTCTGGGCGGCGAGCGTCGGCGCCACGTTGGCGGCGGCGGTCTTGATGGCCTCCTGGGCTGTCGCTGGGTCCGGCGCGACGACCTGAAGCTGGGCGATGCACACGTAGGTGCGGGGGACTAGGTTCATAGGTAGGCAGCCTCCAGTTGGACGATCATCTCTGACTTGATTCGGGGGTCGGCGTGCGGCCACTCGGCCACGCCCTCCTCCAGGGTGACATCGTGGACCTTGACGAACTCCTCAGTGTCGTTCTCAAGGTAGCCGCCAGCCTGAAGAGCGTCGAGCAGTGGCTTGATGATGGGCTGGCGGTAGTTCTCTGCGTCGCGCCCCTTGCCGCTACGATGCTTGAAGCGCACCGTGACAGTCACACCGCAGAACAGCATGTTCCGTCGGACCTTGGCGACCATCAGCTCTAGGCCGAACTGACCCTGCCAGTGCTTCTTCTCGGCCGCCGCCGCGTAGTGGTTGGCACGTGTGCCGCCGCCGCCAGCGTTGATCGACTTCGGCGCACCCTTGATTGTCAGGACGTAGGTCTGCTCGATGGTCGGCAGCTCGGTGTGGCTGTCGGGGTGGAGGGTCACGCCGCCACCGCGTCGCCCAGCTCCTCATCGAGCCAGCGCATGAAGGACTCGTACCGCTCCTCTGGTGACAGGCCGTCGTACTCCTCGTCGTTGCGCCAGGCGAGCTGCCAGGCGAGCGTGAAGGTGAGTCCGGCTTCGTGGCCCGCCCTCGCGGTCTCGTAGTCACCACCGTCGATGTCGAGCAGTGTCGGCAGCTTGGCGAACGCCTCCTCGGGGTCGGTCCCGGCCTTCACTTCGCGGTGCCAGAGGTATGCGCCGATGGCGCACACGCCCTCGCCCTCTTCCTTCACCTTGCTCGTCGCCTCGTCGCGATACCAGTTGCCCCACTGAGGGTTCTCCTCATGACGGCGCTCCTCCTCGGCCAGCTTCTCCGCGATGTCGGGTCGCTCCAGGCCGCCCACGGTGCACAGCGCGCCAGCGATCAGGCGCTTCTCGGGCAGTGCCCGCAGTGCGTCGCGCAGCTCAGCGAGAGCCTTGCGACCCTTCTTCCCCTTCAGTGCGCGTCTGGCGTTGGCCTGCCAGAGCGCGGCCTGGTTGGGGAAATACTCGTCGTCGTAGTCACTGCTGAACCGGCTCACTCGCCACCTCCTCTAGTGGTGCGACTTGAGTTTGCTCGTTAGGCACACTGGCGGGCGCCTCGGCCACCATGCGCTCCATGCGACTGACGACGCCGCGCAGTGCATCGTGCGGCACGTCGTTGAGGCTGGACCACCCGGACTCTTTGGCCCGTTCGGAGTACCAGGCCGAGAACTCCGGCCACACGCCGCGCTCCTGCATCTGGGCCTGGAGGGTCATGGCGTGCGCCCTGAGCTGGTCCAGCGCGGCCTCCGGGTCCAGTGGCGGCGCCTCGGCCCCAGGCACCTCGGTGGGTACGGGAAGCTGCGGCTCGCCCTGCACGGGCTGCTGGGGCGGTGCTCCGACGTACTCCTGCATGTCCTCCGCCGTGGCGATACCCGTGCCGACGACGAGAATGCCGCACACGCCCAACGCGCGGCCGATGGCGCCGGTCTGAGCCTTGGCGATCTGGTTGATGTCGGCGCTGCCCCAGACCTGCTTGGTGCCCCGGCCCTGACGCACGGGCATCTCTTTGTGGCCGTTGAGCTTGCGCGCGTAGCTCTCGGGCTTGTAGAGCGCCACGGTCCACGTCGCGCAGAGGAACCGCTGGTTGCCGTCGCCCTGGTTGCGACCGGCGACGACGTGCCACCACAGGCCCGCCTCCATGTTGGCGTTGAAGTAGAGCGACTGGGGGTTGGTGGCACGCGGCACGTCGGCTGGCTCTATGACAGGAATCAAGTTGCGCGCTTCCGCGAGATCGTGGAAGTAGGCGATGCGCGTCCCGATCTGGACGTACGGCGTGAAGACCTGTTCCTGGCGCTCGATGGTGCCGCTGCCGTCGGGCTTGGTGTACTTCACCTTCTCCGACTGGGGAATGAGGACCACGCCGCCGACGTAGTGCTCATGGTCCAGCTCGTCTGCGATGTGCTGCTGGCCAAACCACGTGGCCACGGCCTCGCTGGGCGGCTTATGCCAGCGCCAACGCGCACCTTCCTGCACGGGTTCGTCTGGCGGCGCGGGTGGCTGCCACTGCTGCTGGGGCATCGGGTACTCCTCTCGATTCGGACTGTTGCATCATGCCCCATGGCTCGGACGGAACCTGTGTTCTTCCCGCAAACTGGAGACTTTCCCTAAGGCCGCAAAATGCCTACTTGATGGGCGCCAGCGTGCATATCGCCCTGCTCGCCCCGCTGCCGAATGGCCGTGGTGGCCCTGAGGGTGGCCGCCGCCGCCTGCACCTCCACCGAGCCGGGGTTCAGGTCGCTGGTGAAAGTCGTGTCGTAGGTCCCGTCGCCATTGTCGGTGACGGCGCCGCCGAAATGCGAGGCCGGTGTGAACACGACGCCCAGGCCAGGCACACCCGCGCCCGAATGGTCTCTCACGTACGCTGTCACATCACTGGTCGAGCTGGCGTCTGCTGGAATTGACCCGGGGTTGGCGCCGAGCGCCATCGTCGCTCTCGGCGGAGGCGGAGGCGGCCCGCCGCCCTCATCGTCGTAGTGCCACTCAGTGAAGACGACATCATGGGCGCTGGGGTCCAGCGCGCCTAGCCCCGAACGGCCGTTGGCCACTACCTCTGGCCAGAGTGTCATGCCCTTGAGCGTCGCCCAGTCGGCGTCAGCGATGGCCAACACGCTCTCGTCAAAGTGGTCGGGAGGCCACGTGACCTTGAGCCTGATGGCAGCCTGGCCTATCAGCAGACCGGGGGCGAAGACCTCCATGGTGATCGTGACCGGCCCACTCGTCGGCTGGTCAGCGAAGAACATGGCGAAGTCGCCGCCGAAGCTCGGCCCTCCGTAGGTGACATCGGCCTCGTTCGCGACACCGCCGACCCCCGAAGGTATATCGGGACCGTAGATCAGTCCGCGAATGAAGGTGTCACTCAGGTTGGAGAGTCTGAGCTGCGCGAAGTAGAGGTTGGTGATGTCATCGACCCTCAGCCAGGACGTGAACACACCGCCGTCGCGCAGATAGCGGCCACTGAGGTGTTCGTCCGTCCAGTCCAGCACCTCCACGGACAGGTCACCCCCACCCACGTGGTAGGACGGGAGTGCTCCGACCGTGTAGGTGCCGTCCGTGAAGTGGTCGTGCGTGAAGTCATCGGTCCAGTGCGTCATCGTGGACCCCGCTTCACGATCCCGACCTGCGGCGGCCCAGCGTGAATGTCGCCCGGTGGCCTCTGCTGAATCGAGGTGGTGGCAGAGATGGTCCCGGTCTTGGCCTGCACCTCTACCGAGCCTGGGTTGGTGTCGCTGGTGAAGAGCGTGTCGTAGGACCCGTCGCCGTTGTCAGTGACAGCGCCACCGAAGTGCGCGGCCGGTGTGAAGACCACGGCTAGTCCGGGCACGCCCGCGCCCGTGTGATCCCTGACGAGCGCCGTTACATCGCTCTGCGACGTGCCGTCGGCCGGAATCGAGTTGGGCTGTGCCCCCACCTTGATGTTGTCGGGCTGGACGCGAGGCATCTCGCCTGCCTCCCAGTTGTCCACCCTCATCGTGTCCTGCGGACTGATGCCGGTCAGCCAGAAGCCGAGCTGCGGCACGCAGGTCCCCAGGCCTGTCGTGGGGTCCGCTGGCTGGCCCTGCGCGACTGCGTAATCACTCCACTTGAGTTTGGCCCTTGGAGTCGGCAGCGCACCGCCAGCGAAGGGGTCCGTGTCGTAGACACACGCCAGTGTGTCTGGTCCGTCGAGCACCAGCGCCAGCCAAAGCGGCAGGGTGTTGTCGCAGGCGAAGCCGTCGGCGGTGTCAGGTATGTCGATCAACGTGGACGTGAGATCGGGGGAGTGGCCGAGACACAGGCCGAGCAGGTTCCCGTTGAGACTGGCCACCAGCTCGTTGTAGGGGGCGGTCAAGTTCGCCAGTCCTACGGACACTCCATGGGCGCGGTCGGTGCCACCAGGGAAGCCCACCATCTGCACGGCCACGACGTTGCACGTGGCCACAGTGAAGTCATGACCGGCCGCCGCAATCGTGACGAACTCATGGGGCGCCCCCGCCTCCGATGCGACGTACAGATTGCCGGGGAAGGCTGTCAGGTCCCAGGAGTTTCCGCCGAAGGCGCCCCCGTCACCTCCACCGCCCAGATAGGCGTCGAACTGCCACGTAGCACTGTTGTCAGTGCTGAAGTCGTCCTTGAATGCGGGGACCGGACTCATGCCAGGTCGCCGGTCAGCACCCACTCATCGACGGCGCGCTGACGCAGCTTCACTTCGCTGTACTGGGCGGCGGTATGGGTCAGACCTCCCTTGGAGTGAATCGTGACACCGCCCGCAGCGGTGATCGCTGCCTGCCCCGCGCCGAATTGGAGGACTCTGATGACCGCGCCCACGGGGAAGGCCACCGTGGCATGGGTCGGCACCGTCACGGCCGCTCCGGCCGCCACGTCGAACTCCACGGTCTTGCCCACGTCGGTGAGGACGAGCTGATAGGCGGCGACCTGATGGTTGGCCGCCTCCTCGGTAAGCGGCACCCACACGGCTGCCGTGTTCTCCCAGACCCAGAGCTGGTAGCTATCGCGGACCAGATACACGTCGCCGTCGGTGTTACCGGCAGACGGAAGTGCTGCCGTAGTGGCCACCGTGCCCTTGAACGAGTCCACCGGCTCAACGTCGGGAATCGGCAGAATCTCCCAGGCGGGTCCGGCCGCGTTCCACACCCACGGAATCTTGGTGTCGAGCGCGATGCGTACGTCGCCGTCCTCGTTGGCGCCCGATGGCAGGTCGGCGCTGGTGGCCACCGGCCGCTTCCAGGGGAAGGCCAGCATCTCCGTGTCCGGGTCGATTTTCGCCGCGCCGGGGTAGGAGCGACTGACGGGTGGCGGAGCGCCAGGCTGGACCAGCAGGTTGGCGAATGTCTTGACAGTGCCGAGATCGGCAGCGGGGTACGGGCCGCCAAGTAGGGCCGGTGAGTTGAAGGCGCCGTTGATGCTGACGTAGATTGCGAACCGCTCAGCGCCCGCAGGCTGCGTGTTCGGAACTGTCACCTCAAGCTGGTTGTTCGTGGTGGTGGTGTCAATCGCGGGTGGGCTAATCGTGCAGTCACCGATGACATTGCCGTCGTAGGTGAAGGCATCGGTGGCATGTGTCCCCGTGCCAATGAGGTACAGCGCACCACCGTTCGCCTGCACCCACAGCCGCCAGCCCGCCATTGGGTTGCTGCCGCTGGCAGCGTTGACGAGTGCCGTCAGGCCGCTGACGTGGAAGGCGTCCTGCCCGTAGATGGTCGTCATGGGACTCATCTGGGTCTCGCCACCCTCGCCGTCCGTGACCGTCACGCCGAAGCTGTAGCTGCCCTTCAGCAGACCCTTGTGCCCGGAGGGGACCGCGATCTGCGCGACGCTCGGCTCGTTCGTGGGGGTCGCGAAGCCGCTCGGTGTGACAATCGAGGTAGCCGGGACCGGGAGCGTTTCGCCACCGTCGATGTCCAGCAGCGTGTAGCAGATGTGCAGCTCCAGGCCGCCCGGAATGTTGCCACCGGCCGGGTTGACGGCCAGCACCGGGGCATCGGTCGGGTCGGCCATCGCGGCGTGACCATCGTGCCTGTGCGTGACAGCGCCGATGCGCAACAGCGCGTCGATGACGACCGGGTTGACGGCCGTGAAGGCGTAGCCGTCAGAGCTGAGCGGGTCGCCCGGACCGAAGAGGACTTCGAGACCTGCGAACGGTGTCTTGGCGGGCATGGCTATAGGCTCCCTTGTGGCTGAGTGTTCTGGTTCTCGGCGTACGCCGAGTAACCGGAGAACGTGAGATGGACTGTACCGCTAAACGCGAGCTTCCCGGCGTTGGGCGCCTGGGCGGCCACTCGAACGGTGGCGCCCGTGGTCCAACCCCTTCGATTCACCGTCCACTGCACCACGGTGACCACGACGATGAGCATGTCCTTCGGCGGGTTGTCAAGCACTACGCCGTAGGTGAAGTGTGGGGTCTCGAACGGCACTGGACGCTGCTGCTTGGCGGAGATGAATGGCATGCGGAGCTTGACCTGCTTGTCAACGAAGGACCAGTCCGCCGTGGCGTTGCCGTGGAACGGGAACTGGACTTGCTGGTCATACTCGCCCTGGCCCTGTGCAGCGCGCTTGGCCTTGCTCTGCTCGGTCTGGGCGCGGCGAATCTCAACGCGAGCAAGCGCACGTCCGAGCTGGTTGACACGTGCCCTCCCGCTCGCCCGACCTGCCGCGTGCCGCTGGCTTTCGGCCCAACTCTGGTTCTCTCGTTGGCCCCCAGCCATTAGAAGCCCACCTGTCCGACGGGGACGAGAGTGATCGGGTCCTGCTTGAGTGCCTGGTACGCCTTGAGTGCTGCCCAGTAGTCATCGAGCACCAGCACCATGTCCACGTGGTCGATGTAAGACCCTGATATGACCATCTTCCACATGCCGTTGGAGCCGCCCGTGTGTTCGCTGTCAATCGAGGCGATCCACATGCGCGAGTTGATGCCACTCCCCTCGTCAACGACGCTGATCTGGTCGTTGAGCTGCGGGACCGCGAGACCAGGCACCTGAACCTGTCCGGTGGCGATGCCGAGCGCGTACTGCACGGCCGCCAGCAGGCAGGCGAACAGGCACTCCTCGTTGGAGGTGAGGCCGATGACGACGTTGACGCCGACGGTCTGAATGAAGTGGCGCATGACTCCGGCGACCCTGTTTGGCGGGTCCACTGTCATTGGGTCTGAGCCGTCGAGGGGTGTCCAGTTCTCCGCGCCAGCCCACGGCGGAACGTAAGTTGCCATGTAAGTGTCCACCAGATCGTTCTCATACGTCTGGCCGGGACCGCGCGAGCCGTCCGTCGGCACTGGGTCGCCCCGGTAGATGAACTGCCCCGGCAGCGTGGACAGGTCCCATTTCATCTGCGCTGCTTCGGTGAGGAGGTGGTCGTCTACCTGAAGCATGTCAGGCACCGGGTTGGCGACTGCGCGCTGCTGCTTGAAGCTCGGCACGCCGATGCTGCGGTCGTCCTCGGTGGGCGGTCCCATGAAGAACACGTAGTTGCCCTGGCCCAGCATGTCATTCACCACGTCGATGAAGAACTTGTCAATGCCCCACTGCATCGGGTTGACAAGTGACCATCCGTAGCGGTCGATGTCCCATTCCTTGAAGCCCAGCCAGATGCAGAGCTGGGTGATGACTTCAGAGGCGTCGTCTACGAGCACCCAGTGCTCGGCGTTGACCGGCGCGCCGCCCATGTCGAACTGACCCACATCGACGGACGGGTCGGTCTTTGACACTCTGTACGCACGCAGGTAGTTGCACCCAGCGTAGTAGCCGGGGCGATGATGGGAGTCCTTGATCCACAGCTCTTTGTAATTTGACATGAGTGCGGCAAGCCGCGCCTTCGCCGTCGCCGCCACCGACTTGGCCTTGATGGCCTGGTCTAGGAACTCCTGATCGCCCTTGAGCTGCCGCTGCCAGGCATCGAGCTGGGCCTCGGCATTCTTGAGCTGACTGTCAAACCAGGCAACCGGCTCACTGCTCCAGCTCTTCTTGTCGTTGGCCCGGTCGATCTGCCCGTGGTCGTAGTTGGTGGCGAAGTAGTCAAACCCGTCGGGGGAGTGAGGGTTGGGGAGCACAAGTACGTCAGGTCCCATGGTCGTGCCCTGCATGACAGGGGCGTTGATCTTCACGCTGCCTGCCGGGACGTTGTTGAGCTGGCCTCTCATCACATCGGTCCACCACGACGGCCACTCCGAGGGGGTGTTCACCCAGTGGTGGGCCTGCGACTGCCATGCCTTCATCTTGTTGACTTCGGAACTCCAGGCATCGACCCCCTTCTGATCGCGCGCAACTAGGTCACGTGCATCCCGTACTGGCAAGACGCTCTGTATCTCGGTGGTCAACTTCTCCCACAGTCCTGCGGGGAACGGTGGCGCGGTGTCATAGGAGGGGTCGCGGAACTTGAGCTTGCCGAATGTGACACGCAGCTTTGACCCCTTCGGCACCACGAAGTCGTGGCCGAACTGAAGCGGACCGGCATACGTCGTCGCGTTGATGACATTCCCGGCCTTGTCAGTACCCGGCACCCACGACGGGGGAACAGTGCCGAAGTGGTGGACGAACGGTATGCCGAGCGGTGTGTCGCCGTTCCCGTCGGGGTCGGCCCAGCCCTCGGGCAGTAGCCCGGTCTTGTCGTCATACCAGCCCCCGCCAGGTCCAACGTAGATGGACACCCATGCCTCCTGGGCGAACGGCAGTGCCATGTCGAACTCGCTGTACTCACCAGCCGGAAGGTCCATCTCCAGCCATTGATAGTCGTTCGGGTGGGCCTGTGCTGCTGACACCCAGCCATTCGCCAGCACGAACGAGGTGGTCTCCCACGGGTAGGTGCTGTTGTACGTGTCCACCTTGGCGTCGGCCGGGGTGGTGAACCGTGACGACGCTCTCGATGTGGTGAAGGCGAAGTAGCCGTGCTTCTTCAGATATGCACCCTCCGTGCCTACGGCCTCGTAAGAGTTACCCTGTAGGCCACCGCCGTTGGCACCGCTCGGCGGCGGCAGCAGGGCTTGGACCGCCTGCTCGCCCATCGTGGTGCGCCGGTCCGCGAAGGTGGTCGGCGCGATGATGGCGGGGTCCTTGTTGGCATGCTGGAGGTACTGGTCGGTGAAGAGAATGCCGAAGTCCCGACATGTCAGGGTGATGTGGTCGGGCTGTGACTCCAGATCGACGGTCTCGATGAGGCCCGTCCACGTGCGGGAGATCGCCGCATCGGGTGGGGCGCAGGAGTGCGTCACCGGGTCGGGGGTCTCTAGTGGAATGACGGACGGGTCGCGGTCCAGACCGTAGCCCTCCCATAGCTCGATCTGGTAGCCGCCGTTGAGCACGTCCGTCCAGCCGGTCTCGGTCCACAGGCTCGGCCGAGAGCTGAGCACAATGCCACGCGACGGCGAGAAGTACCCGCGCTCGATGTTGCGGTAGATGCCCGCGAAGCCCGACTGGGGCGTGAAGGCGATGTTGTCCTGAACGACAGTTAGCGTGGAACTGCCGTTCTGGTCAAAGCTCCGGGTGTACTTGCTGCTCTGTATGTGCGGTAGCGTCACCCAGTCGCCTAGCGGCACCCACTGACCCTGCCACGGTGTCGAATTGTCGCCGTCGTAGATCATCGGTGTGACGTGCGGCCACTTGGCCAGGTCGATGCGCTCAAGCTCGGCGTACTGGCGCATGACGACACCAGGCCGAACGCGCACGACCATCTGGTGCTTGGCCTGTCCGACCAGCTCCCCTGACAGCCAGCGTGCCAGGACGGTCTCGGGAATGGTCTTCACTATGCACGAACCCCGGCGTCGGCCAAGATGCCCGCGATGAACGAGTACACCTCGAACTCGAACACGTACTTGGCGTACATGAGCCGGTCGGGTATGTCACCCGGTCCGCCCAGTGCGCCAATGTCCTGCTTCGAGAGCGTGATGATCTGACCCTCGTAGACGTTGCCATCCCAGTCGGCCAGATAGATGGTCTGCTTCGATGACAGCGTGTACCAGCTCCAGAGCTGCACTTCATGCTCGCGCGTGAACACCGACGGCTCCCAGTGCACGATGTAGGCGCCGTCGTCGCCCTGCTGCTTGACCAGGCCGACGTTGCCGGTGGAGGAAGTGCGGTCGATGCTCCGCGACTTCGACGCAGCTTGAGTTATCTCGTTAGGCGCAGGGTTGTTGGGCCACGTGTAGGTGTCGCCAGTCGCCGGGTCGGTGAACGTCACACGTGCCATGTCTATGCTCCCACTGATCGCATGGTGGAGGCCAGGCCGCTGCCGGTCGCCCTGTCAATCGCGTCATACACCGCTCCGGCGTCGCTGGCCTGACCGACATACACATTGATGGTCGGCTGATTGTTGATAAGCGCGGCCGAGTTTCCGATGGGCGAGTGACCCTGCATCGCCCGCACAATGTCATAGATGGTCGGCAGCTTGATCTTGCCGGGTGCCAGGTTGAACTCGCTCGTACCGTTGCCGAGCTGGAGCTGCCTGATCTGCTCCTCGATCTGCTGGCGGCTGGCCTCTGTCATCTTCTGGGTCTTGAGCAAGTCTTCGAGCTGGAGAATGGCCTGCTGCGCAGTGATCTGACGCATGGTGAGCTGGAACTGAATCGTCGCCTCTCGCTGGCTAGTGAAAGCCTGCTGGTACTGCGCCTGCAACTGTGCGAGCTGGGTCTCGTACTGAATCTTCTGGGCTGGAGTCTTGGCGTTGGCAAGTGCCTTGATGACAGCGTTGATCTGGTCCTGAATGGCCTTGAGTGGGTCGGCCCAGTCTCTCGCGGCGGCCAACTGTCCGAGTGACACGATCTCGTTGTCAAGTGCCACGACGAGCGCATTCTGGGCCTGGGCGTAGGCAGTCTCGGCCTGAATCTTCTGGTCGATGCCATGTGCCAACTCAAGTTCCTTCGCAGCGGCGCGCAACTGGGCCTGAGCCGCAGCCACCGGGTCGTTACCGGCCTGGGCCACGGCGAGCTGACCGTACTCCTGTGCGCGCGTCTGCTCGGCCTGTATCTCCTGCTGCCTCGCGGCGGCCTGATCCGTCCGAGCCTTGATCGTGGCGTCCCGGCCCTTGGCCAGCTCACGCTCCCTGTTGGCGGCGGCGAGGGCGTCCTGGGCCTGGGCGACGACGTTGCCCGTGTCCTGGGTCTCCTGAAGCTGGGCGAGCGCCTGGGCGCGAGCGATGCGCGCTTGAGTCAACTGGTGTTCAGCCGTAGCGAGCTGTGCTTCGGCCTGCTGCTGTTCCTGTGTGCCGCGAGCGGTGGCCAAGAGCTGTCGCGCGGTGTCAACTGCGGTCTCGGCCGACGCGACGGTGTTGCCAGACTGCTGGGCCTCGCGCGTGGCACCGTGCTGTGAGATGCGCGCCTGGCGGGCCTGGTGAAGCTGGTACTCGGCCTGGGCGCGCTGTGCTTCGAGCTGAAGCAGCTCGTCGGGCCGCCCCTGTGCGTTGGCGATCTCGGCGTTGATGCCAGCGAGCGCGCGCTTGGCCGCCTCGACGGGGTTGTAGACATCGCGCGCCTGGGCCAGCGCAGTGGTCTCCTGAATGCGCTGCTGTGCGGCCTGGTGGGCCTGCTGGGCGGCCTGGGCCGCTTCCTGTGCCGCCTTGGCCGCCTCGCCCGGACCCTGTGCCCTGGAGGCGTCGTACGCAGCCTGGGCCTCGGCGGTCGCCGCCTGGAGCACGGCGTTGCCGGTCTCGTTGATCTGTGCCGTCTGGTACAGCATGTCTTGCTGCTGAGTGATGGCGTCGTAGTAAGCCTTCTGGGCGTTGTTGTAGTTCGTCTGGGCGGTGATGATGTTGTCAGTGCCGTGAGCATTGGCAAGTGCCACCGCAGCGGCCTGGGCGAGTGCTGCCGCCTGTCCCACCGGGTCGCCGGGGAGCTGTGACGCGGCGAGCTGTCCGTACTCCTGATACCGCTGCTGCTGGGCCTGGTAGACGGCAGCCTGCTGGTTGGCGACGTTGACCCGCGCCTGGGCGGCCTGTTGGGGCGTCTTGGCCAAACTCAAGTCTCGTTCTGCGCCGGAAAGCCCCGCCTGGGCCGCCGCCAGACTGTCACCATAGTCCTGGGCCTGTGTCAGTGACGTGGCCAGGTCGTTCATCTGAATGGCGTAGTCAGCCACGGCCGTGATGGCGTCCTTGCGTGCCTGGAGGACGGCTGCCCACGCGGTCTTGATCTGATTCGGGTCGAACGAGTGGGAGTGCTGTGACATGTAGTTCCAAGCCGCGTAGGCCGCCTTGGCCTTGGCCTCGGCATCGGCGGCCGTGTTGCCAATGGGGGTGCTGGCCTCGGCAACCGCACTCGCTGCTTGGACCGCATTCAAGCCCTGTGTCACAACCGCTGTGTGTGCCTGGTCGGCAGCCGCCTGGGCCTGGTTGAGGGCGTCGGTCCGGGCGCGGCCTGTCAGGTGACTGTCCTTGACGGCCTGAAGTGACTTGTTCGCCGTCGTCGCCTGGGCCTGGGCCTGGAGCGCCTGGTTGCCACCAGCCTGGGCCACCTTGAGCTGACCGGCCGCCTGAATGGAAGTCTGTTCGGCCTGGAGGGCCTGCTGGGCATACTGCTGCTCCTGAAGAGTGGCGTTCTCTCTGGCCAACTGTGTCATGGCCTGGAGGGTTTGCACGTTGCCCTGTGCCTTGCCCAGTAGCTCGCGCTGGGCGGCGATCTGCTTCTCAAGCTCCTGCTTCTGCTTGCCGGTGGCACCGGCCGCGCGACCCTGGAGTGATGACAAGGTTTCCTGAGCGGTGGCGGCAAGTCCCTGTTGGCTGGCCAGCGCATCTTGGAGTGGCTGGACGTTCGTCTGTTGGGTCCGCGCGATGGCGTCCGCAGCCGCCCCGCTGGCGCTGCCCCCGCCCTGAGAGACCGCGAACTGGAAGCGACGCTGAATCTCCGCGTTGCTCGACTGCGTAAGGGTGGACATGAGTTGCTGCGTAAGCTGCGGGTTGAGCCGCGCGTTCTCACCCACCGACTGCATGAACTCCGAGAGGCCGGTTTGGGCCGCCTTGCCTTCGACGGTGTTGCTACCGTACAACCCAAGTTGGGCCGTAAGGGTGTTCACGATGGCAGCGGCGCTCTGCTGGCTGCGCTGGGCGGAGGCGCCTGTGTTGAGGTAGGCGTCCGCGAGCAGGTTGCTGACGTTCGAGCCGAACGCGGCCCGACCCTTGGCACCGCCGTAGATGACGGCATGGAGCGCGCCCAGCGCGTCTTGGTTCTGGTTCCATGCCGTCGGCTGGGGCGGCGGCTGCTGCTGACTGGAGCCGCCGCCGAAGATGCCACCGAGGAGCGCGCCACCCACCGTAGCGGCGATGGTCAGTGGTATGCCGATCTCCGGGGCGGCGACATCGAAGGGAAGTAGTGACTCGGGGAGCGCGCTCAGGAGCGATGTGGCACCCCTGGCGAGTAGCGGGAGCGCCTTGGACCCCAGGTACGCGCCAGCCCCCGCGCCGAGCGCGCGAGAGAGGAACTGCTGCGAGCCGCTGCTGCCGTTTGTCAGGGGTGTCGTCGCACCACCCAGTGCGAACGCTGCCAGCCTGCCCCCGGCGCCCAAACCGGGAATGAAGCTGGCCAGCAGCATGTCACTGAAGCCGCTCTGGGCCACCTGGCCCACGTAGCCCGGAATCGACTGCGACACCAACGCGCCCGCGAGCGGCAGCGCCGGTCCACCGGCCAGCGCGCCGAACCGACTGGCGATACGCTGGCGCAGGGAGGCTTGCACGGCCGCCACCTGTTCCTCCACGGCCGGTGTCACGGCATTGCTGAGTGGCACCGCCAGACCAGCTCGAACGGACTCGGGTGTGAACGCGATCCCTTGACCCAGGCTGCTTTCCGCCGCGACACGACGTGCCAGTGACGCACGTGCCTCAATCAGGGTGCGAGTGCCAGCGACCCCGGCGACACCAGCGATGCCGAAACCTGCCAGTGCGGTCGGGTCGAAGCCGACGCTGCGTGCAGCGGCGAACTCGGAGGCACCGGCAGCACCAGCGGCGCCGAGACTTGTCGCCAGCGCACCCGTGGCAGCCGCCGTGACACCCCTACCGGCCGAGAGCTGCGCGTAAGCCTGCTCTACGAGCTGCTGCTTGAGGCCGACAAGCTCCTCGGAGCTGACAGCGCCTCGCTGCTCCAGATAGGTCGCCCTGGTGGACCAGTCCAGTTGCTTGTTCTTCAGGACTTCGATGTCGGCCTGGGTCTGCGCCACGGCCTGTGCTGCCTGTGACTCCCGCTCGCTCGCGGTGGTGAGCGCGGCCGAGGCAGCCTCCTGCTTCTCGCGGAGGGTGGTGAGGTGGGGGTCGCTTGTCGCAACTCCAGTTGCGGCGTAGGCGGCGAACGCATCCCCGGCCTGCACGGAGGCGGAGGAAGCGCGCAGCCTGGCCACTCGCGCGGCGTTTAGCTCCTGCTCCTGTAGTGGCAGTGTGTAGGTCTGGTAGCGACCGACGGCACCCTCCACCTCGGCGCGTGAGTCGTTATAGAGGCCACCGAGACCAGGGAGGCGACTGATGGCCGCCGTGGCCGCTCCGCCGAACCGCGTGCTGGTTGACGCCCAGCGTACGGCAGCGAAGACCGCAGCCGCCCCCGCGAGCTGCTGTACGAAGCCTGGCAGGACGTTGAAGAAGCCCAGGAGGCGAGTGATGGGGCCGAGCGTGTTCGTCGCCGCCGAGGCCAGGTCCCTGAAGATGCTGAGCATGGAGATGAGCGGCTGGAGCGCGCCCGACTCGGCAAGCTGCGAGCCGAAGTTCTGGAGCAAGATGCCAATGGACTTGAACCGCTGTCCCACTGTGTCAAGGTAGGCGTTCAAGTCCTCCTGGTATGAGCGCGGGTGCTGTGTCGCGGTGAGTACGTTCTGGTAGAAGTTCTCGTTGGGGTGCGAGGACTGCTGGACCAGCAATGGCAGGAGTGTCCGGGCGCCTAGCTGTGGTCCGCCCAGTGCCGACGCGAGTGCTGTCAGGTCTCCGCGTGACAGTGGGTTACCCGCTCTCGCGCGACCGGAGATCGTGCCCATGATCTGCTCGATGAGGTTCCCGTACTGCCCTGGCTCGGCTTGAATGCCGAAACGACCGTAGGTCACCTCGCTGCCCGGCCGGAAGGCGAACCCTGTCATCGACCGTAGGAGCGCCGTGCCGACCTGATTGCCGGGTATGCCGGAGCGCACGCCGAGGGCGGTCAGGGCCTCAAGCTGGTTGATGCTGGTCCCCGACGCGATGGCAGCCGGGACGGCGCGGGCGACGCCGGGGAGCACCTGTGACACTCGCGCGTTGTACTGGCTCTGAAGCTCGTTGAGCGAGTTGACCACGCCGATGAGCCGGTTGCCGCCTCCGGGCTGGTTGCTGTAGCCCAGTGAGTTGGCGATACCAGTGAGGTAGGTCTCGGTCTGGCTGCCCGACACTTGGTCAAGAATCTGCACAGCAAGCGCGGCGCGTGTGGCATTCGCTGCGTCTGTCACGTTGTGGAAGCTCCGCGCCATGACCAGCATCGAGTCGGTCACTTCGCTGATCGGCACGTTGAACTGGGTGGAGATGCCTCGCAACTGACCCTCGAACGGAGCAATCTGACCAGAGCCACCACCGGCCGGACCGCCCAGGCCGGGAATGAACCGGCCGAGCTGTGACACTGCCGTCTGGGTCTCCGTCGCTCCCTTGGTCAGGTCACCGAAGAGCTTGACGACGCCGTACACCGCAGCACCGGCCGCGATCCACCCTCCGAACTTCCCGATGGTTGACACCATCTGGCTGCCGAACTCGCCCATCGTCACCTGGCCACGGGCGAGCGCCTGAATGAACTCGGTGGTCAGCGCACCGTGGCGTGACAGTGCGTCGCTGGAGCTGGCGTACGCGGCGGCCGATGCCTGGAACTCCGCATTGGCAGACGCCTGCCTGGCGCCCATCTGGCCAATCGCCTGCTCGTTCTTGGCGACCTGCTGGAAGTAAGCCTCCGCCTCTTTCCTGGCGGCGGTGGTCTCCAGCGACGGGGCGACCGCCGCCGCGCGCTCTGCGGCCGAGCCAGGGCCACCTATGATCGGAACCCCGGCCACCGAGCCTTGCCTGCTGAGCTGCGCGATCTGGCGCTCGCGTGCGGCGAGCTGTGCCCGCAGGTTGGCCGGGTCCTCCTCCGGGCCACCGGCCGCGTAGGCGACGGGCGGAATGATGCCGCCACCGCCGCCACCGCGACCACCCGTAGCAGCCAACTCACGTCGGAGCGTAAGCTGTCGTTCGAGCTGGGCCGTGTTGGTCCTGAGCGCGGCGGTCTCAGCCGAGATCGACTCGATGTTGGCCCGGAGCGCCGCCGACAGTTGCTCGGTAGCGCCCGCCACGTCGGCCCTGGTCTTGGCCGACCCCTGGTCAGTGCCCGCCGTGCTCTCCTGCTCGGCGCGGTACTCCTCTAGCTTCTGGTTGACAGTCTGGGTGGCGGCAGTAAGCTGCTCCGCCTTGCGGGTCTCGTCCGCAAAGTCACCACCAGAGGAGCCGTAGGTGATGCGTGCCATTACGTCGTTCCGACGTTGACCCTCGGCCCGAACATGTCCTTCAGCAGCGCGTTCTCGGGCATGTCATTGATGGAGCCTTGGCCCTTCATCTCACGCTCCCGGTCGGCCTTCACTTGCGCCCAGTGAGCGTCCATCTTCTTCGGGTCCAGCCAGATGTGACGAGGCGGCCGTTCCTTCTCTGGCAGCTCCTCGAATGACAGGTAATAGAGGCCCATGCGAATAGCGGACGCGAGTGTGTGTGGCAGGTCCCATATTCGCTTGATGCCTGTGGGAAACAGGGACGAGATGTCGCCTAGGTCACGCGCCATGCGGACCATGTTCAGCCACGCCTCGTCCACTAGGAGTTTCCCGCCGCATCACCCCTTGCCGTTGTCCGGGTCTCCAACTGCTGAATCTTCGACCGCAGCGCGTAGATGATCTCGGGCGCCGCCTCGCGCAGGTCGTCAGGCTTGGCGAACTTACGGGCCGACGAGAATCCCGTCATAGTGGGCTGCCGCGCGCCGACGTACATGGCCCACGTGTAGTAGGTGTGCAGGTACGCCTCGTTGCCGATGTCCTCGATGCGGAGCTGCCGCTGCTCCGCGATGACATCATCGACCGGCAGTGCGCGCAGCGCCTTCTCCTCGGTCTCGACGCGCTCGTTGATGCCTCGCTCGATCTCCTCGGCGAAGGCCACCATGTCCTTCTGAAGCCGCTCGTACTCCTCGGGGTCGCGCTCGTCCTCGGGTAGCAGCTCAAGCCTCTGAAGCTCCTCGGCGTCCTGGGCGTGATTCTCGAACCGCTCGTCCTCGGACGCTGCACGCATGATGTCAGGGAGGTGCGCATCGACGCGCGCCTTCGCCAGTGCTGTCACCAAGTGGTCGAAGCGCGCCCCGACCCGGAAGCTGTCAAGCTCGTCCTCCAGTGTCACGTATGAGTCGCTGTCAGGGTCCTTGAGCGAGCGAATCTTGCGCGCCTTCGCCGCCTTGGCCTTGTCGCCAATGTCCCTGATCTGGAACGAGTTGGGTAGACACACCCAGGCGTGGAAGTGCTCGGGGTCCACGCACTCGCCGTCAAGACCGTGCTCGCAGTCCTCAGCTCCTCTGCCGACGTGGACGTAGCCGCTCCACTGGAACAGCTCCTCGGTGGACCGCGTGGCCTCTGCCGCGCCGTCGTGAGTCTCCTCAGGCTCGGCGGGCGGGGCCGCGCTGGTGGGGGTGGCAACAGCCGATGCTTCCATTTCTACTCCTCCTCGGGCGCTCTCACGCCCCGTTGCCGAACTTCAGTTGTGGGGTTACGACTGGGGCGGGTATGGCCGCCCGGTGGTGTCATTCGCCCTGGCGTTCTGTGAGAAGGAGTCGCTGGGTCCACTGGGCACGAACGTGTCGGCGCCAGCGGGGCGCTCGCCCTCATCGTCGCCAGTGGCGAATGAAGTCTCTTCGACGCCGACCACGGCCGCTCCGTGGGAGATGATGTGGACCGGACCCTTCCAGTCCGTGATCTCGTACGGCGGCCCGTCCATCTCGACGCGAATGCCCTGGCCGACAACGGCCGCAGCGGCGCCGAGTGACAGCCAGGCGTCGGCGGTCTCGACCGTGACGATGAGCTTGTCGCGCTCATGGTTCTCGGCCGCGAGCACGTGGTCCGTGTCGGCCACCAGCACTGCGCCGCCCGACACGGCGGCTCCGGCGCTTGCGGCCTCTGTCAGGACTTGCTCGGACACTTACGGTCGCCCTCTCATGCTGGGCGTCCACCGGCTGAAGACGATGGCCAGGAAGATGAGGACCGCGATCAGACCGAAGATGAGTGCCGAGTGGGGGAACACCACCAGGGCGTTGAGGACGACATCGACAATGACGGCGATGACGGCCGCGACGATGATGCGAATGAGCAGTTCGACCATTGGGACTAGCCCAGGCCGTCGGGCGGGAGCTGGCCCTTGATCTCGCGGAACACGCCGGTCTGTGACTCGAAGCGAATGGGGAACTGCGTGACCTGATTGGCCCGCGCGCTCTCACCCGGCGCCTGGAAGATCGCGTCCGGCACGTAGATCGACTTGATGATCGTGGCCGGGTCCGTCGGGTCGTGAATGACGGCCGTCAGTGGGACGCCGTGCTGGTTGATGTAGCCGACCACCTCAGACACGTCGATGCCGAGCATGACCGACAGCGCGCTGTAGAGCGTGTCGATGTTCTTCGGCTCCATCGTGACGGTGCCCGTCGTGTCAACTCCAGTCTGCGTGTAGCCGATGGGGTCGTACTGGCCCATCTCGCGCTGGAGCGCGCCGTTGCAGGAAGCCTGCAACTCGAAGGACTGAATGCCCGTCAGCGGCACGGCCGTGCTCGGCGTGCCGACGAGAATCGTGATGTCACGTCCCCGGACGGCGGCGGGCAGAATGTTCGTGCCCAGGTTGTCCGCCTGCGGAATCGCGTGGGCCGTCGGGCTGAAGTAGCAGAACTTGACAACCGCCGTGTTGGGCGGCGGGACGGTGAAGTGAATCGTGACAGCGGTCGGGGCCACCTCGGGGGCGGCGCCGCCTGTCACGGTGTAGTCCTCGCCCTCCACCTGAATGACGCCGTTGACCATGACGCCGAAGACGTAGCGCAGGCGCGTGGAGGCGAAACCGCCGATGCGGTGCACCATGGCGTGCTCGCTGGTGACGTACGCCGTGGCGACACCATCGCCCACTGCGGTCTCCTCCATGGGGTAGCCCTTCGCCATGTAGTAGGCGCCGGAGGCGAGCGTGACCTGCATCTGGGCGTTCTCGGTGACACCCAGGCGGTAGGCCAGCGCGGTCGGGAAGAGGTTGGGAATGATGACACCGGCCTCAACGTCGCCGCCGTCGGTGCCCGTGTCACGCTTCCACGGAGAGGCCACGTTGAGGAACTGGCAGTCCTCCCACTTGTAGACCGTGCCAGCGGCATCGGCGGCGGAGATGAGAGCGCCCATGGCGGCGAACTTGCCGTGCAGCAGGGCCATCAGGTCGGTGGACACGTCCCAGGACGTGAGCTGGAAGCGGAAGTCCGCCTCCGTCAGAATCTTGCCGACGACGAGATCGTTGCCGGTCTCGTAGACGGTCTGCGTCGGGACGTTCGGGTTCTGTAGCCCAGCGTCCTGAAGACGATTGAGGACGGTCTTGCCGCCAACGTGGACGATACTGCCTGCCGGAATGCCGCTCATGGTCTCGTTTGTCCTCCGTTAGCGTCGAACTGAAGTTTCTCTGCCAGGTCCACTATGTGCTGGTTGATCTCCTCACCGGGCTGGAGCTTCATCAACTCACAGGCCAGGAAGGTGATGCCATTTAGCTTCTCTCGACAGCTCCTCTTGAAGTCCGCAATTGCCTTGCTGTTACCTGGCGCGACGTGGCGCTCTATGTGGCGCTCGAACTCGCTGAGGAGCGAGACCATCGCCGCTTTGCGCCTGTGGTGGAGAATGGCCTCTCGGTCCACGCCCACACCACCGTCGTCCGGGCTACTGTCCCTAATATACGCCGACGGGAGTTGGGCCGTAGCGGTGTCGCTCATCGGTAGGTCACCGCCGCGCGTGCCATAGCCACGTCAAATCGGCCCTTGATCGCGAGGAACTGCGTCTTCCATGCACGGTCGATCAGGGGTATGGACTTCTCGATGAACCGTCGCGCTGGAATCGGCTCTGCGATGATCCCGCCGCCCGACACCGGACTGGACCCCGGCACGAACAGCGGGTGCACGCGAGACTCCTCCCGTGACGGCGGCGCGAAGTCACCGTCACCCTCGAAGAAGCCGAAGAGTCTGCGGCCGACAAGCCCCGAATAACCCTCCTCGTTGGTCCACCACCACCCGACCTTGGCGTCCAGCTCGGTCTCGTTGGCGACGCCGATGCTGCCGGGGAGTAGGTTCTGCTGCTCAGTCGGCTCAACGAACAAGTGGTCCTCCATGCGCGGACCGCCCCTGCCCTCGGTGTCACCACGGACGCGCGTCTTCTTCTCCATGTCGCGGAGAATCTTGGTGCCCAGCACCGACATGTCACGCGCCAGCACCAACAGCTCATCTCTCATCTCGCCGTAAGCTCTGAGCACCATGTCAGCGGCGACCGGCCGACCGACTTCGCGGAACTTCACCTCCAGCGCGTCAACGGCCACCACCAGTTCGGGCCAGCCGCGTGCGAAGTCGTAGAAGGCATACTCGGCCATGGCTCAGGTGGGGTAGCAGATGTCCTGCACGGAGATCGCGGTTGTCCACACGTACTGGTCCCACGGGCGCGGACTGTTGTTCACCTCATGGCGGACCTGTGTCTTCATGACATTCATCGCGTCGATCTGCGGCTCGGTGTTCTGGTTGAAGTCATACAGCGGCAGCACGTCGAGATTGCGGCGTGCGATGTTCTTGATGGTGTGTGCCAGCCGCCGACCGAAGCGTGGCTCCAGCGCGAACGTCCAGCAGATGAGCGTGTGCACGTACTTGGTCAGGTTGCTCCCCATCTCTGCCGCGTCGCCGCCGTCGTCAATGTTGAAGCCGAAGGCGACGGTGGTGATGACCAGCTCCCCGTTGCGCTCCTCGGGTGCCGGGAACGCCTCGCGCACGTTGACATCGGCCACGGCCGGGTCGGTGCCCAGTGTGTAGCCGTAGTCCGGCAGGGCAGAGCGAATCGCCCGGAGCACTGACAGCTCCACCAGCTCTTCGCGAATCAGGTCTGGCTCTGGCATGTCACTTCTCCATCGCGTAGATGAGCCAGCGGTACTCGTTGTTCGCCAGCGAGAACGGCTTGCGCTCTTCGATCTTGTAGTCGAGACCCTGTGTCGTCAGCTCAGTGGCACCCACGATGTCCGGGTAGTCAGCGGCATCCACGTCCAAGATCAGGTCCATACCTGACAGCAGACCCGCCTCGCTGAAGTGTGTATCGGCCTGTGGCCGCAGCGGCGATCCCTGCTTCAAGATGAGCAGCACGGTCTTGGTCACATCGGTGAACTCGGCGTTGGTGCGCTTGACCATAGCGCTGTACGGCTCGCCCGTGTCGGCGTTGATGCGCGTGCCAGCGGGCCACACGGGGTCCTGCGGCACGTGGAACACGCAATCAACGCCGAACAGCTCGCGGAGCTGCTGGCTGGCGGCTACGAAGCCAGCGATGTCGGGCGTAAGGGGCAACTCCAGCCCTTCGCTACCCGACGGCCGGGTTCATCGTCACCAGCGTGACCTTGAGGTTCCTGATCTTCGACCCGGCGACGATGGTGTTGCCAGCGTTCGAGGACTGGGCCTGGAGCGTCAGCTTCAGGGGGTCTGGGAACTGGACCACGTATATCGTCGTCTGCGCGACAATCGGGTAGTAGGTGTTGGGGTCGTGGTTGCCGTCGGCGGGAATCGCCGGGTCGTTCGACTGCACGATGGGCACGTCGGTGCTGACACCGTGCCCCAGTCCCATCGCGTCGCTCCAGGGCGGCGTGACAGGGCGGCCGACGAGCTGGAGCGCCACGGCCATTGGCAGCGCGTTGTTGCCAGGTTCCGGTGCGGCCGACAGCTCGGCGTAGACGTTGGCCAGGAAGAACGTCAGGGCGGGGACGGTGACGAAGTTCACCGCCTCCGCCAGATCGGCAAAGGCGTTCTGGTGCGTGCCGGGAACGGCCACCTCTGGCGCATACGAGAAGGTCTGCGCCACCAGGGACTCCGGCGTCCCCGGCGATATGCCAGCGGGCAGTGCGCCGCCCAGCACCGACTCCACGTCACCGATCTCCAGGCCAACGGCAGCGGCGATCTGTGCCGAAGTCTGGCCCTGTCCCTTGAGCTTGACGATCTGTGCGAGCTGGTCTGCGAGTGGCATGCTTGTCTCCTGACTTGAGTTTGGTTATACGGGGCTGACGCCGCCGACCCACGGTATTGCCGATGACTCCTGCCCGCCTGGCAGTCCGCCGCCAGCGTCGGGGGCGTTGGTGTCCCACCACTCCAGCAGCGTGACAGTGGCGCGATCACGCACTCGAATGTTCGACGCAAAGCGGTCAATGACCGGGTGGTGCTTCTGGAGGCCCTGAATCGCCAGGTCTCGGCGCTGCTGAAGCTCAGCGATGTAGTCCCGAACGACGTTGGCCGACAGGCTGTACTCCCAGGACGTGCCCTCGTTGGCAATCGCCTGGCTGATCTTCAAGTCGCGGAACAGGAAGAAGAAGTAGTTGAGCGCAGCCTGCGTGGTGATGAGTGTCACTTCCCACTCGTCCAGAATCGCCTCGGTCTGCCACGCCGTCGGGTAGCCCACGGTGGGGTCGCGCGTCTTGACGATGAGCTGGTGGCCGAAGAGGTTGCCGGTGAAGAGAATGATGTCCGCCAGCGCGTCGGCCACCATCGTGTAGACGACACCATCGGTCAGCGCCGGACGGCCTTCGGGCGGTCCATAGGGACCTTCGATGTAGCGGCGCGTGCGCGCCACCAGCACCATCAGGTCTGTCAGGTCCGGTCCGAGGCGGGGGTTTGGAATGCCCCGCTCGCGCAGCTCTGTGTTCTTGACGTTCTCTGTGAGTGGCATCAGGCTGTGTCGTCCTCGATGGTGAGCGTTTCGTGTCCGGTGTTGGGGAAGGTCTGTGTCTCACCAACCGCCCACTCCACCACCAGCCGCACCTTGTATGTGGCGGAGACCACGGTGTCACCGGCCACGAAGTCGTACTGCCAGTTCCACTGGTGCTGCCCATCGGCGTCGGGCACTGCTGGCCACAGCGCCGAGGCCGGTCCGGTGATCGTGTGCGTGTCGCTGACGGCGAACATGGTCAGCGAGACTGCCCCGCTGAGATCGACCGGCTGCCCGGTCTCGTCTGCGGCCTCGCCCCGCAGCGGGGGCCAGGTGTCTCCGTTCTTCATCGTTCTGGCCATGATCTCCTCGCTTTACGGACCGTCGATGTGGACTATGGCGCCGTCGGACTTGACCGTGATCGAGACCGGCACGTCTTGGAGCGACAGGCTAGTACGCTCCGACGACAGTTGCAGCGTAGTGGTGGCCGGGTCCACCGTCAATGGCGTCGGCAGGTCAGTGATCGGCAGGGTGTCCGAGATGTAGAGCACCGAGTCGCCCACGGGCACGGTGTCTGACCCGGAGCGCGTGATCCCGCTGGACGTGTCGGCCACCGGCACGTTGTCCGAGGTGTGGGCCGGGTAGATGAAGTGCACCGTGTCGTAGACCGCCAGCGCGTCGGAGGCGGTGCCAGCGAAGGGTGCCAGCGAGCTGTCCGAGACCCCAACGGAGTCGCTGGCGCCCGAGCGCAGGTCGCCGTTGGCTCCAGCAGCGTCGGACACGGCCACGGAGTCGCTGGCAGCGGCGCTGCGCGAGAGGACGCCAGCGGGTGAGTCCCCCACGGCCACGCTGTCACTGGCGAAGCGGCCTCCTCCTAGGGTGGCGTGAGCGGTGTCCGAGATGCCCACGCCGTCACTGGCGCTGGCACGAAGCGCCGCCAGCGCCGAGGCGCTGTCAGAGATCGCAACCGTGTCGCTGGCACCGCGAGCACTGCTACCGCCGAGGCCGCCGCCGAGAGGAGCGCCGCCATAGGGTGAGCCGCCGAGTGCCATCTACTCGACCCTCACCACGTCAAGGTAGTCGTTGGCCGCGTCACCACCGGACTCAAACGCGGCCGTAGTGTTGGCGGTGTTGAAGAACAGCTCGATGTAGTCGCCCGCCTTGCACTTGAAGCGTGCGTGGACCGTCAGCGCCCAGAGCGTCCCGGTGGCACCCACCGAGGTGCGCGTGCAGATGCCGTCCGAGAGCCGCGTGCCGTTGACGTAGAGTGCCAGGTAGTTCGAGTCGGACGCCTGGTTGGCGAGGAGGAGCTGGCCGGTTGCGTCGTAGATGCCGTCGGTTGGGCACACGTAGCGGTGGTTTGTCAGGTCCATGTTGCCACCATCGTCGTGAATGATGGTGTCCACGTTGATCTTGTTCCAGCCGTTGATGAACGGCGAGGTGAGAGTTGTCTGGTAAGCCTTGGCGGCCGTAGCGATGCTGGGCTTGGCGGCCTGGCTGTTCTGGGTCCTCAGCGCGTCAGTCGGGTTGTCGAAGAGGAAGTTGGCCAGGGCGCTGAAGTTGTACTGAGCCACGATCCCCGTTCCAGCGGGGTTGGGGTGCACGTTGTCAGACGTTATGTACGCGGCCTGCTTGTTGATGATCGCATCGGCACCGTCGGCCACGAACACCCGACCATCGGTGTAGATCGCGGCCACCGCGTGCAGCGAGGCCAAGATGTTGGCGATGCCCGTGTCATCAATCGTGTAGGGGCGGCTGGAGCTGGGGCCGAGCGCGGTGTAACCGGCAGTCGGCAAGCGGAACGGAGCTTCGAGAATGATCGGCGGTGGCACGTCAGCCTCGATGCCCCACCAGTCGAACCAGAGTGAGTTGGCACCGGGGTTCGTGTACGTCAGGGTGATGTTCTGCGCCCCGGCCGGGAGCGTGCCTGCCGGAACGCGAAGAGTGGCCATCGGGTTGTGATGGTTGGTCGTGGCATTGTTGAAGGCCACCCAAATCGCCTTCATGTCAAGGTTCCCGATGTTCGTGCCGAGGTGGTCAGTGGCGGCTATGGAGCACGCGGCCACTGTGGACCAGGGCGCCGGGGCGCCACCGTTGAGCACCACGCCGAAGACCAGTGCCTCGCCGTTGTAGTCGGCAGGCAACGCGATCTGCACGGTGGCGACAGTGGCATTCGAGCTGTGCATCGTCGTGCCCGAGTTGACAGTGCCGCTGCTGAACGTGGACGTTGACCAGCTACCCGACGGGTAGGTGACAGAGGCGTCGGTGTCCTCGAAAATCTTGGCGCAGCGGAGGCGGTCAACGACTCCCTGGAGCACCGCCTGAAAGACGGTCTGGAAGTGCGCGCCCGTGTCGAACATGCAGTAGTCGTTGACGCCGTACTCCAGCAGCACGGCGCCGAGCGGTGTCAGGTACGGAGAGCCGAGTGTCGGGGCGAACTTCTGAAGAATGGTCGGCCAGCCGCCCGTAGCGGCCACGCCTGTCACGCCGGAGGAGTTCTCGAAGCACAGACAGGAACCACCCACGCCGTAGTTGGTCTCCTGCGCGCCGAGAGCCTGCGCCAGTCGCGTGGACTGCCGGTTGTTCTTCTGGAAGCCGGAGTTGGTCAGACCATTGCCCTGGGCATAGGAGTGGCCAAAGGTCAGCAGCATCTTCGGCACGACGATGTGGCCGGGAATGTCATGCTTGGTGGCCGCCACCATCCACACGGCGCCATTGGCGTGGGCCACGCGCACAGTGCCCTCCTGCCCACGCTTGATGGTCGCGTGAGTGTCACCGGCCGTGTACGCCGTAACGTAAACTACCTCGTAGTTGCCATTGGGCGACGCGCCGGGGGGGTCAATGACCAGCGGAATGTAGTCGCCCTGCGCCAGCGTCGCCCATGCCGGTGCGGCCTGGAAGTTGACTACCGTGTCACCGACGAGACCGCCCAGTGCGGTCCCGAGCGTCCCTACCGAGTTGTCGTAGCGCAGGCGGCCCACGCCTGGCTCGCCTACCCTTCCGTAACGGTCTCAGTGACGGTGATGCTGTCACCTGACACGTTCAACGTGATGGTCGATCCCAGCGCCGTGTGGAACACGATGGTTCCGGCGACAGGCGGTCCCGCCGCGTTGAACACGCCGATCTGGGCGACGGTGACCGGCAGAGCGTCTGTGCCGTTGGCCGTGAAGGTCTTGGTCAGCGTGGACGTGTTCGTCCCGACCGTGTGCGCGAAGGTGGCCTGCGCGCGAATCAGACCGCCGCCGACCGTCGCGATCTCGCCTGTCAGGGCGGTGTCACCAACCGCAGGCGCCACCACGCTCGCCGTCAGGGCGATGTAGTTGAACTGCGCAGGCGGCGCGGTCGTGTCGTAGCTCTGGTGGTGCAGCGCGTCCCGACCGGCGTTGGTCAGGAGGTTCGTCGGCTGGCCGATGTGACTGCCGTAGACCTTCTCGATGGCGCGAGCCAGACCCTCGTCGTTGCAGTCCACCCACGTCGGCTTGGCACCGCCCGCATGCGGGTGCAGCAAGTCCTCGATCTCGCGAATGGCGACGGCGTAGTCCTGAAGCTCTGTGCCGAGAATCGCCGCCAGGCCGGTGAGCACCCGGTCGTTGTCAGTTGACAGCGTGTGCTTGACCCGCTCCGGGTCGGTGACCCCATTCCACATGTTCACCTGGGTGATGCTCTGCTTCAGGAAGGGGTGGGGGACGGCGACGCGGGTACGTGACACCACCTCGCCGTCCTCGTTCTTCACCACATGCTCGACCTGCATGTGCGGGCGCGGGTTGCCGAGTAGAACACCCAGCGGTTCGGTCTTCTCGGCAACTGCGCTCACGACTACCCTCCGATCAATGGCTCGTCATTGGCGGCCGGGGCGTCGGGTGACCCCACTTCCTCGGCCTGGGCGTACTCGCCCTCCGGCTGCGGCTGGACCGGGGGCCTGGCGGCTCCGGTCTCCTCGCCCACGGCCGGGTCCACGGCGGCGGCGTGCTCCTCGGCACCGGGCTGCTGCGGTGCGGCTTGCGCCTGACCGGCAGTTGGCCCGTTACCGGCGCCGGGGTGGTTCGTGGCGTCCGGCGCGTCGGTCGGGCCGTCGTCGCCCGCGAGAGAGCCTGTGAGCACCTGTCCGGGGGCCGCTGGCGGCTCCGTCCAGCTCTCGACCGGCTCATCGGCCTCTGTGGCCACGTGGGCGCCTGAGATGCCCGCCTCCGGCGCCGGGGAGGACAGCGGGGCACGCTCGGACCGGGGAGAGGGTACGGCGGCCGTCTGCGGCGCCACTGGCGGCGTGGGAGGCGGAACGGACTGGGCGTTCTCCGAGCCGGTCGATGGCGGCGCGGGAGGCGCGGCGTCGCTCGCCGCCGCCGAGTGCTGAACGGGGCGAGTGGCCTGGGCCTGAGCTTCCCGTTCGGCTTGAGTTGGCGTGTAACGCTCGTCGGGCACGAACCGCCCGTCGTCGTCCGCCAGTGTGAGGGGCCGCATGGGCACCTCCTCGCGACGGCCGGTCTCGGAGTCCTGCATGACGAACATCTGCTCCTCGAAGGGGTTGTCCTCAGGCTTGCGAGGTGCACGTGCTGTCAGGGTCGCCTCTGCGTCACTGAGCCAGACCGTGCCGTGCGGGTCCACGTTCTCCCCGTACGGGTCGCCCTTGTGGTCCAGCTTGACGACGCCGAGGTATCCAGCGGTGTTGTTGCGGTAGAGGCGCTTCTCAAGCTGCTCTGCGCCGGGGACCGTTGCTGCTTCCATCTCCGTTACTCCTCCTGTGGTCCGGGGTGTGTGGGCGGCGGCCACCTGTTCGGTTCCGCCGCCGCCCTTGTCTCGCGTCTTAGGTGAAGACCAGTCGGCCAAGCCGTCCACGGCCGATGCCGTAGAGCAGCATGCCCGCGTCCCGCGCGGTCTCCCACCGGACGTAGAAGCCGGGGCGCGGAAGCTGCTGCACCTTGGCGTCCTGTCCGAAGTAGGTCAGGCGACCCGCGTTCTGGCCAACGACCCAAATCTCGTTGACCGGAAGGACGAGGTTGCCCGAGAAGTCCTCGAAGTTCTCAACCTCCACGATGGGGTAGCCCTTGTAGACGCCGACCTGACCGGCGTTGAAGATGCGCTCCGCCACGTTGGGGCCGAACTGCACGCCCAGGTTGGACAGAATGCGCACCGCGTTGCGCGAGCCGAGCAACGTGACCTGACCCTTCGACCGCTGTGCAACGAAGTCGATGATCGGGTCGATGTTGTTGGCTGTCAGGTTGGCGGCCGGGAAGGTCCCGTACGTCGTCCCGGCAGTGATGCCGGACTGAATGAGCTGGACCAGTCGCGTGACAGGGAGCTGGCGAATCTTCTCGTTCGCCTGGTCCTGCAACTTCTGAAAGCTGTTCCAGAAGTCCAGCTCGATCTCGTCGCGGTGCAGGTCGATGGCGACGGCCATCTCCTCGCGCGGCATGAGCGTGCGCTGGTAGCGCAGCATGTCGCTGAGAATCTGGCCGCCCTTGCCCTGGAAGTAGGCCCGCATGCCGCGCAGGTCTTCGTCCACCCAGTCCACGTCCCCGAGACCGACGTTCTTCACGTCGATGATGCGAGGCACGATGTCCTCCTGCATCATGTCGTCCCAGGCGATGTCGAAGAGCTGGAAGGCCACCTCTTCAAGGTCGTGCGGGTGACGGCGGAAATACTGACCCAGCGCGGGGTTGCTCTCGCGCATGAGCTGTTGGCGGCGGTCCTCGTCCTCGACGGCCGCCACTTCGGCCAGTGCGCGCTCTACCAGGGCGTCCATTTGTGTGTAGCTCCCTTCGGTTCTTTCGTGGGTGGTCGGCCTGGTTGCCTACTGGTTGGACCGCAGGAACCGGCAGGTCAGGACGCACAAATAGACGCCCAGGTAGA